CGTTCATCTCTCCATTTTCACCAATACATTACTGGCTTTTTTGTTATAATACAGCTATTCTCATATATTATAACAAGTCAACAAAAAATTGGCAATTAATTATTGTAAACTTATACAAAATTCATAGAAAATTAATATTTTATACAAGTTTACCCTATTTTTTAGAAAAAGTAAACCATTGTACGCAAAAAGAAACAGTGTTGTTTCATAGCTGCATACAGTTATAAAACAACACTGTCTGTTCAGAGTCGGATCAGATTTCGCTCAGATCAGTTCTTGGAAATGAATCAGTACTGTTCATTCTGAGAATTGCCGGACATCTGTCTTTCCTGCTGTTCAATCATTTTTTTAAATAAGTTCACCGAACAACGCATACTTTTTCCACTAACAAATGACATTTCTGTCGTAATTCCATCTTTCAAATAAAATACCAGCTTTGCTTCTTTTTCGCCTATTGGATTAACAACTATTTTTTTCAAAAAACTGTCTACAACTGTCTTGGTTATGTCGTCCGGGCTGATTCCATCAAGCTGTTTTACGGAATGTGCAATTGCTCTGATTCGGTTTTCTATCGGAACAATATCATCCTGTATGGTTGACAGTTTTTCAATTTGCTTCTTGTATTCTTCAATTTGAGCTTCTAGTTTTTGACTCTTTTCAATGAATACAGCATCACTAATAGCTCCGTCCAGATTGTATTCCAGTAGCTTATCACTTTTGCGTTCAGCGACATTTATTTGCTTTTCGAGTCTTTTAATTTCAGTTGATGCGTCTGCCTGGTTCATGGATGAATGATATATTTTAATGAACTTTTCGGCAATTTGTTCAATATCACCAGAAGATTCACGAATTAATTTCGCAATAACTTCTCGAAGTTCTCTGTCATCAATGTAAAAAGAATCGCAGCTTGCAGCACCTTCTTTTATTTTCTTACTGCAAACCCATTTAACATCTTCTTTTCCTCGAAGTGTTCTTTGTTTAAGCCAATATGATGCGCCGTCATTTCCGCAAATAAGCATCCCTGTGAACACATTTTCACTCTTTTTGATAGATGTTCTACGGGTTTTTACAATCTCGCCACGTGCATCAATATATTCGTTTGCTTTTTTCCACACTTCTTCGTCAACGATTTGTGGAACATGGCTTCCGTCATCTTTAAACATCACCCATTCTGATTCTGGAAGAAACTCCTGCTTTTTGGTGAACATATCAACAATCTTAACTTTACCACCGGCATAATATCCTTTATACTTTGGGTTTCTTATAATGTGGCGAATAACATTTCTGTCGATTTTGCCGCCTTTGTAATTGCGATAGCCCATGTTGTATAATTTTTTTTCTAATTGGGGCGTTGTCCATTCGCCGGATGCATAGTCTTCAAAAATCATTCTAACCATTTGAGCTTCAGATTCATTTATCGTGAGTTTTCCGTCTTTTTTGTCGTACCCATAAATCCTAGAGTTTCCAAGGACAACCCCGTTTTTAATAGATTGCTTGTGTCCAAATTTAACACGGTTAGAAAGCTTTCGGACTTCATCTTGTGCGACGCCAGCCATGATTGTCAATCGAAGTTCGCTGTCTTCATCAATGGTGTTGATGTTGTCATTCTGAAACCACACGCATACGCCCCAAGAAAGCATTTGCCTGGTATACTGGATACTGTCAAGTGTATTTCTGGCAAAACGCGTGATCTCTTTTGTGATAAGCATATCAAATTTCCCGTTCTTTGCATCTTCAAGCATTTCTTTGAACTGCTCACGATGTTTGGTTTGTATGCCAGATATGCCATTATCAATATATCCTTTAGCAAACTTCCAGTTTCTATTGCTTTTAATAAATTCTTTATAATACTGGGTTTGGTGTTCAATGGATACCTGCTGATCTTCGGAATCTGTACTTACACGAGCATAAAAAGCAACTCGTAAATTCAAATCATAAATAGAACGGGTTCTTAGTCTTTCTCTTGTATGGTATATGTTCATTTCGATTCTCCTTCAAAAAGGAGCGAAACCATTTATATTATACTCCATACAATGATTTCGCTCAATGCTTTTTAACATTTATTTATTTGCGTGATGATTTTTGTATATACTTCTCGACTTATTATACCTTCATCATATAATCTCTTATTTATAATCAGCATGACTATCTTATCGGTCACATGACATCCCTCCTAATTCACAAAATCAAAAATATTCATCTGTCCTTGTATTTCTTCTATTTCATCTTTTGTAAAAAATTTGCAGGCTGTCCAATTTGGATTCCAGTCAGCATCCAGTTCGTAATTTAAGCATTTGCATCTTTTAACGTTTTTAAACATCGTGCATTCAAAGCATTGATGTTCATAGTTCGTACCGCCCGAACGCTTGTACATTTCGCTGATTCTTCTCATAGGCTGATGTCCTTCCATAATTCCGGACATCTGGCAAAGTCATGCTCGCATTCTGTATATATGATGCATTTGTGGCAATCATGCCTACTAATTTGCTTTGCGTATTGTCGTATTACTTTCCTACATATAAGTACCAGTTCTGGCGTGATATCTAACTTTTCGTCTTTGCCCTCCATACTTTTCTCCTTTTCTTTGTTGCTGCATATTCAAATTTGCCTTCTTTTACGCAATCTCTTGGGTCACATCCTCGACTATGACCGACCATAAAAATATAATCGCACGGTTGCATTTTCCCTGATGTGCCGTTTGATTTCGGATAGAACTTGCAGTCTGTGCATTGACGATTAGTCAAATTCTGAATTTCTTGTGGCGTCAATTTTATCCACGGTTTACGCTTGTTTTCCATTTTCACCGCCTTGAATCTTTTTGATAAGTTCCTGTTTCATTGCATCCGCTATGTGTTCCCTGACTGATTCTTCAGGAAAGGGGATTTCCAATGATCGCTCTAAAATTCTGTTTGTAATGCGGTCATCATATTTCAATCGGGAAATAGGATAATTACTGGTGAAAATTGTGGTTTTCTTGTCTGTATACCGGCCATTGATAATCCCATAAAACTTTTCGTTAATCCAGTCCTTGCCGGATTCTGCACCGAAATCATCAACAATCAATACGTCTGCATATGTCAGGTCGTTGATTAATTTGTTCTCGCTGCTTTTGTTTTGGCTATTCCAGGTAGCTTTAATTTCCTCAATGATTTTAAGGGACGTGGTAAATTTCACCGCTTTTTGATGCTTCTGCATTAGTTCATTCGCCAAACTGCAAACAAACCTTGTCTTTCCTGAACCTTTAACACTAGAGCAAACATACAATCCAATTCCCTGTTTCTGCATCTGAACAATATTCTCAATCCAATATTTAACGGCTTTGGCTGCCTGAATAAATATTTCTTTGCTTTCCGGCAACCGATAAACATTGCTTTTCAGATTCGCAAATGTACATTCTTTATACATCTCGGGAATCTCTGCAAATTTTAACTGGTTCTGCAAAATAGTTTTCTTTCTAATTCCACATTGACACTCCACAGCATACTGAACGTCACCTTCAAATTCTATATAATATCCAGTCCCATGACATTTCGGACATTCAGACGAATGGGGTGTCTGAAGCTTCTCCTCCGTCCCACTGGTCGAATGGGACAAGTGGTTTGACATGTGCTTGAGCTGTTCTAGTGGTTCCATGCTGTCCCTCCTTGTTGTAGTTTCCTTCCAACGTCTTAAGGAAATTATTTGGTTTAACAAACCAGTCAAATGTTATCATCCATCCTCTGTTATTCTCTCCCCGAAGGAAATCACTGTTGCGGACGTTGTTGATTGCATTAAGGACTTCATCAATTCCGTATTCACGGATTCGCCCTTTGAGTAACTGACATCTTTTTGATGATGGTTTAATATCGCGTATCGGATTGATACCAACTTCCTGTAATTTGTTCCATTCCTCGATGACACGTTGGACATCAGTCTGACAAATAGTATCTTTAGATACTATTAATTTATTATCTTTCTCTTTATCTATATCTATATCTTTATCTATATCTGTACATTGACATGGTTGACATGTCATTGACATGTCAATGACACCTTTTGACATCTCTTCTCTCTTTCTCGCTCTGGATTCTCTTTTTTTGATTCTGTTATACTCTTTTAATTCTGAAAGTTTATCGGTTGACTGCCATTTTTCCCATGCAGATAAACAAATAAAATCATCCACAATTTCAATCATTCCGAATTTCTCAAATGTAGCTAATCCAAGCCTTATCGTATTTATATCCATCTTGAATTCTTCTGCCAACATTTCATCTGTGTATGGTATCTCCTTCGTGAAAAATACAAATCCATCATCGTTTGAATTTCCAGCAAGGCACATGAGGAAAATCCACATTAATGCGATTGTATCTCCGTCTGGAAGTGTTCTTATCTGTTTGATTTTTCTGTTATCTGGCAGCCCTGTTGATAATTTTATCCATTTTACATCAGCCAATTATTTCACCCCCCTACCAAAGTCCTCTCATGAACTGACGCAACATTACATCACGCCAGTTTTCTTCGTATGCTGTATGCTTATCGCAGGAACTATCGTTTTTTACGACAATTCCTTTACGATTGCATATATTGCCATCGTTGTTAATGCAAGTGCTGCAAGTTTCTTCTGTCATAATTTTCATTTCTCCATTCTGTTAATCATTCTTTTTTGCTTGCGGTCAATCCATTCCTCAATATTCAGATCTGGAATACTATAAATCTGTTTGAGTGTTTCAATACAGATCAGTACATCTGCGACTTCTTCTTCCAAGTGGTCGTGATCTTTCTCAGAAAGTTCGTCGTTTCTTCGAATCATCTTGCTGATCGCTTGTATCAGTTCCGCACATTCTTCCATGCAGACGGTTGCCTGAATTTCTTTTCCGTAATAGTCAATGCTTCTGGCAACAACGCTTTCGTCAATGTTATATGTCATTTTCTTCGCTCCAGTCAATTTTCTGCCCGCATTCAAAACAGTACTTGCTTATTTTTTTACCAATAACAGGTGTTCCGCATTTCGCACATTTTTGAGTGGAAAATATATTGTACGGAAAATCTGGAACATATTCTTCAGGTTTGCATGGAATCTGCTTTTCCAATGCTTTTGCTCCGGAATCACACGCCCATGCTTCCTTGAGATATTTTTTCTGCCATTCATCTTTGTTTTCAGAACTTTCAATGAAACATAAATGCTGGTCTCTCATATCGGATAATATGTCTTTTGCTTCTTCTGGTTTCATGTTAATCCTCCTTATCGTCCTCCTCAATACTGACAGTTTCCAGATCTTCGAAATCACAACCCATTGCGAATCCGTCAATTATTTTCTTCTTAACTCCAAATACCTCTATCATGTGAGAATTATTTTCCATGATTTTTATTACATCTGACTTTTTAACATATTCAGCCATTCTCCATCTCCTCCAACTTCTTCTCTATCGGATTAATAATCTCTTCCAATACCTGTCGCTCATAATTTTCTTTCCAGATTTTTTCTCTTTTCCAAAATTGGATTTTCATAATCTCATTTATTAAATTAATACACGCTATTGCTTCTAGCATTCCCCAACATCCATCACAGGCTCTTTCATTGCACCAGTTTACAAATTCTTTAAATTTCATTTTTGAGTTCCTCCAACTTATTTTCAGCTTCTTCACGATTGAGGAATACCAAAACATTTAACTCTCCAAGACACTCGTCCTCATTTGCCCATAAAAACCATTTACCGCCTTTGTCATATTCAAGTCCGCTTACCACATTTTCCCGAATGTCCATTCCGCATATATCCCATACAGTTGTGCCGATAGGACACGGCAATCTCACAAGCAAGCCCTGTTCTTCTAAGTCTTCATAGTCGCAGAGTTTTCGCGCCGCTGAAATGTAATCGTGCTGTTTAACCCAGACATCTGATTCTCCGTCTGGTGTAACATCATATCTTTCTGTTAATCTCTCCATCTACTTCACCTCTTCCAACTTCTCCACCGCCAGCTTCAACGCATCTACAAACTCATCATTCAACGCTGCACGATCTGGATTCTCGATAAACTTCTCAATATTTTCAATTGCTTTCTCTTCTGGTGTAGGAACTGTCCATTTTTCTACTTTTGCAATTTCAAGGAGTTCATCTATATTATTTTTCCAATTACGTATATTGCACAAATCCGTGTTGCACTTATTATTCCTGTTGTCCAACACACATCCTATACATTCACGTTCGCAACAATTGCCTACATCTGCAATCCGTTCAGCAAACTCTCTTGCAGACATTTCTTTTGTGCCGAGGAGTTCTGATGCTTCGTATAAAGTTGAGTCTGTGCCAATATGTGCTTCGCGGGTAACATCTTTGTCTTCATAAAATTTTAAAATGTCTGGAAAATGTTGTTTTGGTAATGGTCTGCAATAGTTTTTTGTAGGCCATTGGAATCCCTGTTTTTCAGCTTCTTTAAGAAGCATTTCGTTTTCCTCTTTTGTTCTAACCAGAACACATGTATTTCTTAAATCAATCATCAGAACTTCCTCCTGTAATTTCATCAATACAACCATTCCAACCAGCAGCATACCCATCTTCAAATTCGTCCGGGAAATGGTTTTTTGTGTCCTTCTCCGGTAATAGCTTCAATGGACACCAATCAGGAGGCACATCATTGTTTGGAACTCTCCTACCATCCATGTCTCCTGCAAATATCTGGCTATCTATATACATCTCTTCCGGATATTTCATTCAACTCCACCGCCTTTCACGATTTCGATTGCCCTGCTCAGTCCAGCATTGTATCCTTGATGCACATCAGATAAAATACATTCTGATTCAATGAATTTATCTCTTTCCAATTCGCTAATAGCCTTATCCGCATCAAAAGCTGTCGGCTGTTTATTAATGCAATCAATAAACTCTTTCTGGTCAGAACTAATACTTGTGCCAATTTCCCAAATTTTGATGTATTTGATTAATTCGTCTGCATCAATCAGTCTGCTCATATTCTATTCTCCTAACTGTTTTAAAATTTCTTTTGCAATTTTATTACTTTCCTGCATGGAAACTCCCCATCCATTATATTTTCTGTGGCATTCATCACAGTTCCATTCACCATTATCACTTTCTTTAATTTCGCTATTGAATCTGCAATTATCGCAATACATATGATCGAGAGTGCCGTAAATGATGCTTGCAATATCGTCTTGTTTGCTATTAGCATCGTCTACGTGTTTCTGCTTAGTTAAATATTCAAACGCTCTCAGCTCATTTTTCCCGACCCATTTAATCCATGCACCGCAATCCCCGCAATACAATCCCGTATTATTCCCAACTTTCTTGACAAAAAGGTTTTTACTATTGCACTTTGGACATTTATATTCTTTCATTTATTTTTCCTCCCACATTCCCAACAACCGCATTCTCTCATACAGTACAGCGACGGTCTTGCGCCTGTAGCCATAGAAGTCTTTCGGATTCATCGGGATATATTTTTCTTTACTGATTTTCCTGTAGCTTTTCTGGTGTAGGATATTCTCAATAACCATATCCGCTATCACCGTGTTCTTCGGGCAAGCTGACAATGCAGCACTGGAAAGCAGGTATCCGTACTCTGCCGGGAAGTCTTTCAGCATCGTATTCAGTTTTTCAATGTCCTCTGCCGGAATACCGTAGTCTTTCAGTTTCTTATTCCTTGTCAGCATACCGTTCTCCTTTCTAATCGTCTGGGTGGTGTTTATCGTACATGATCGCTGCACATGCAAGACCAACCACTCCGACTATGATTCCAAGTGCAAGTCCTAATAAGAATGTAATCATGATTCGTCCTCCCTATAGCGCTCCGGCAATTCCATCCAGGCGTTGACATATAAATCATTACCTAAACAAGATATTAAATCGTCACCGGCGTAAAAAATGCCGTTGCCATCTTTATCTCTTTCACATCTTCCGATTATTGGGATTGAGTAATTCGCAAAAGAGAGAAGAATATAATCATCTGTTTCTGGCAATCTCTCACTGACCGGAATCCAACCATTTTCTTTCTCATCCTGCTCCAGATCAGCCAGAAGCTGCTCAATCATATCTTGAATAACTTTGACATACACCCCAGCGTATTTGTAGCAGTCCGAATATTTATCCGCGTACTGCTTTAATCTTTCTTTGATATGTATCATATTATTCCATCCTTTCTCAATGCCCGCTTCTTACCATGCAAAACAACAGTTCTGTCATGGATCTTTTTCTTGAACCATTGTGTCCACACTTCAAAATAACTGATAATCTCCATTTCTCCACATCTTCACCTAGTGGTGTTGGGCTTTCAAATTCTTCTGCAACATCTCTCTGATACGGAACTGCAACCATTACTCCCATGTTACCTATTTCCGCGTAACATTCCGGAAAATTCTCACGTATATGTTGGGCAAATTTTCCATTTTTTAAATCAGGTAAAATCTCTTTGTAGCACTCCATTGTTGTCACAAGGTAGTTTTTTTCGCCAATAAAATTTAATCCATTTCCGCTGTAAATATCCTCTTTGCAACTTTTTATTTCATAACAGGTAAATATTCCTTTTTCGATTGCTGAAATAGAGCACTGATTTTCCGGAATAAATTGCATGTAATCTACTCTTCTTGGCTTTCCTGCTGCGTAGCCATAATCAAGGCTTACTTCTCTAGCCCAGTATTTACCTGGACCAGAAAAACGGCTTTTTTCCAACAATCTGCTAAGAAATTTTGTTGTTTCAGATCTTTTCATACTTCCACCTCCTCATAAGTTTCCTTGAATATATCTGGCTTACACGGATAAAACTCACCGTGAACACCACGGATGATGTAATCACCAATGCTTGCAAGATGCTCGCCTTCAAGCGTCTTAATAATCAAACCACCCGGAACCTTCCAATGGTCAATATAGAAATTCTTACCTTCTGCCGACATGTACTGGTCCGTACACTGATAGTCCGTCAGAAAATCGAACATTTCTCGATGATTTGTACCAGTCCACTGTACTGCATCAATTACAACTGGTTTCTTTCTGTACTTCATACAACCACCTCACTGTCCTCTGGCATCTGATAATCAATATGCCCATTTACATATGCTTCCTGAATCATATCCAGTACTTTCATGGCTTTTTCTTTTGTGGAATATCTTCCGACCATGAGTGAGCCTGTGCCATCTTCGACATAGATATCCTCACTATCCTTTTCAGGAAAGGCTGATACCGTGCAAATATTTTCGAAATTTACAATCATTCTTTTATCCTGACTTCTGATTAACATTTTGTGTCCTCCTTATCGTTCGCTCTTTTATTCCATGCTCCTATTGCATACTCGGGATTGTTATAATGCCCTGTACCGCAAAGACAGTTACCGCATTTTACAAGATACTGAGCATTACCTAAATATCCCATTTCATCATCGGTAAAAATTTGCGCCTCTTCTCCACAAAACGGACACGGTTTTAATTTATCCATTTTTCCTCCTTATTTTCTCCTATAATTCAAAATATTTCTTCCATGTTTCTGGCAGTGTGGTACAATCTGGTTCATAAGGTTGTGGATATACAGTATATCCACACTTCGTACATTTGATTTGTGGTGGAAAGTCCCTGCTCCATTCCATATTTCCACCACATTTTCTGCAACGGATGTATCTCTCTACTTTCTTTGGCTTCGTTTTGAAAAATGAAGTGTAATTATTATTTTTCATTTTTATCCTCACTTTCCCCATGTAAGTAACTGACACGCTATCAATTTAGATTTACGTTCATTTTTCTTGCTATAGCTTCTATAACTGTTACTGTCACCCCGTTACCGGCTTGTTTGTATAACTGACTGTCAGAATTTACAAACTGTGCTTTTTCAAAATAATCATCAGACCATCCTTGCAGCCTAAAGCATTCTTTTGGCGTTAATTTTCTGATCGCTATGTAACACTGATATTTTTCATACCAGACTGCATATACTGTTAGTTCAGCAGACAGTTTGACAAAAATTCCATCCTTAGAATTTGAATCCTTATCTTCTCCTACATTGAAACACACATTTGGCTCGTTTCCATGTGACTGACTACGCAATGTAGGAACCATGTCTTTTGGAACAACAACTTTCGTTTTTCTTCCTTGTGGATCAACAATTCCAATAGGTTCAACGACTACACCATGTCTGTCTTGACTTGTTAGTGTGAACATTGGATCTCCATCATCTTTGAAGCGTCTTCCATTCTGACGTTTCTCTGCTCGATCTGGTGTAAGAACTGGAATCGCAACTCCACTTACTTCAGCTTTATGATTTGCAATTCCTTTGTTGTATCTAGCTTGTAAACACCTTGCTTTATTGGTTAACTCTGTTTTTTGATAACTCAAATCAATAAAACATGGTAATGCTACATGGTGCCCTCGCCCACCGCCTTGACCAGTATCAAGAGTTTCAGTAATCCCGTCCGGTGAAAACACTTGCATATTTCTTCTGTATCCATCTCGATGAGCAATCATTGAAATACTATTTTCTCCGTCTGTTCTTTCGACAGGAAATACTTTTGCGGAACTTCTCCCTCTAAGATGTCCGATAATGAAACATCTTTCCCGGTTTTGCGGCACTCCGAAATCTTTGGAGTTGAGCACCTGCCATTCTGCATCATACCCCTGTTGTTCCATTTCAATGAGCAGTCTGGCGAAATCCCATCCTCCATTAACACTAAGCAGATTTTTAACGTTCTCAATGAAAAGGTAAGTGGGTTTATCTTCTTCTTTGAGCTGTCCGACAAGGTACATAACTCTGAAAAACAAGCTTGAACGGTTTCCTTGAAATCCAGCTTGTTTTCCTGCAACGGATATGTCCTGACAGGGGAATCCGAAGCACCAGCAGTCGACTTTTGGAATGTCTCCGGCATACACTCTTCTAATGTCATTTGCAAACCATTCTCCATTGCGATATTCCTCCTTTAGAATTTCTTTAAATCTCTGTTTTTCTGGAACTTTAGACAAATATTTTCTTTGCTCATCAGTCAGCAAATGCATTGATGTATAACTTGCCACCGCAAATTTATCAAATTCGCAGAAACCAACACATTCATGACCTGCTAATTCCATTCCACGTCTAAATCCACCTATTCCGGCGAAAAAATCTATAAATTTCATTTTAAACTCCCATCTTCTTAACCAGATTCTTATTCAATCCCTCTTATCATCATGCTTAATTTACTGTAACAAGGGCAAATTCTTGTGTGATCGTAAATATCTTCCAGCAAAATGCAAAATGGAAACATCTGTTTTACTTCATAGATATGTTCTATTCCGTCCTCACCACGTTCTGCGTATTTGATTCTTTTTCCAACACATAGGTCAAATGCATTGGATACGTAGGCTTTTAAACCATAAGATTTTACTTTGCTCATTTTTATCTAAAACCGCCTTTCATCAAAATGTGAACATTTCCTCGTTATCATCACCAGAATCGAAATCTGACGTTTCTTCATAATCAGTTGATTTATTTCTGGACATATTCTTTCCACGTTCGATCAGTTCTGTTCTCTTGCCCTTCGAGATACTTTCTTTCGGCGTTATATTTACTTACCATAGTTACCTCATTTCTTTTAACCTCTGGGTTCAGATCGCGCTCATATGCCAAGGAAGTTGCATGAATCAGTCCAAACCCAGAGGGCGTGCGCATATTTAGTTGTAATTATTTGGGATTTTGTCTGCCAGAACCGGCAGCTTTATCATTTGTAAGATTCTTCATCAAGAAGATTATTGAATTTCTCAAGTGCCTTTATAGACACCTTGTTGTTTGATTTCTCCGGTTTGATTGATACTTCTAAGTGAGTATCAATGATATGCTTTAATTCTCTTGCAAGGGTTGTTTTTCCTTGCTTGATTCCATCTCTATAGCCTTTAGCTGGTTTGAATTCATTAATCTTTTCTTTCCCCTCGCCTTGGCTTCCAGATGTCTTGTTGTATCTGCATTGATAACCTTGCTTTGTATATTCCAGAATCCAGAACTGCTCCATTTTATCAAGCTGTTCTACCGGATAATGAATGAAATTAATTTTCCATCCAAAAGGATTATCTTCACTGTAGAACCCTCTTTTCTTTATGGATAAGTCGATGTGCTGATATCCAGTGAGATGCGAACACATCCTCTGAATTAGATGTACTGCCTGCCCGATATAAAAAAATGGGATTCCGTTTTCATCTACTCTGGTTAAGAAATAAATACCACTTTTGTCATCCAATTTGGGATTGACTTTTAAAAGTCTTTTCTTATTGCTTGCTTCGATAGCCTTAACCTGATGAATCTTTTTATAATCCACCTAGCATCACTCCTTTACGATCTGGTCTACAATTGTCTTGCATTCTTCAATAATTTCATATTTTGAAACCGCAGGCGAAAACTGCATTCCAGATTCTTTACATATATTTGCTAATGGCTTAATAAGTCTTTGCCAATCAGGGCTTTCGCTATAATAATACTCGGCTGATTCCCAATCTCTTCCTTCGTTACCACCCCCATGGTCGAAACCAATCCACCATGTTTTCCCATCATATTCTCCTTGCAATTTTGGCTCGGAATAAGTAATTCGAACAGGACAAGTAGTAAAAAGATTAATTACATCTTCTGATTTACTGTAGTAATCAGAATCTTTCTCAGTTGTGCCAACATATCCACATCTATATCCCAATGGCATAAACAGAACTACACATGGATAACCTTTATAATCAAATTTACACTCTAAAACTGGTTCCATTTAATCACTCCCATTCATCTTCATCCTCATATTCACCATCATCATAGTAACCATTTTCCATGATTTCTTTAAATGTAGCTATTGCTTTTCTAAACCTGTCGCGTAGAACCTCTTCTTTTTGCTCAAGATTTGCAATTACCTTTTTACGTTCTTCGATTTCTTTAAGCAGCGCTGCGTTCTCTTCTTCAAGATTGTATCTGGCAATACGTTTCATGGTTGTTGGGTCAAGTTTTACAATTTCTTCACCCGTCTCAATAAACATGCATATTGGCTCTGGCGTTAACTGAATAAAATGTCTCTCTTCATCTCCAAGGAATGTTGTTTCGATCATTTGTTTTTCTGGCTCTTTGACCATAAAATGTGTCACGTCAAAGCACATCATCTTGCTACTATCGTAAAAAATAATCTGCCCTGTTTGTATCATTTAATCACTCCTTAATTAAACGGAAGTTCATCGTCCATAATTGACGGCATATCCATGAATCCACTTGTGTCCTGTTCTGGACTTGGAACTGGTGGCTGCGACTGTTCTTCTGGCTGGCTCTTCTTGCTCTCCGCAAACTCATGTGTTTCCACAAGGCAATCATTTGTGTAGACTTTCTTTCCGTCCTTGTCAGTGTAATTTCCGGTCTGCCAAGTTCCGATAACCGCAATCTTCATTCCTTTATACAGATATTTTTCGGCAAACTCACCATTCTTTCCAAGTGCAACGCAATTTATGAAGTCTGATGTGCGTTCATTATTTTTGCGATACTGTCTCTCAACTGCAAGTGTGTATCTGGCAATTGTTATATTGTTTGTTCCCATTCGGACATCTGGATCTTTAACCAAACGTCCAATCAAAATTACTTTATTCATGTTTGTTCTCCTTGTACGGTTCTGGCATAGCTGGCAAAGGCATCCATGCAATTACTTTCAATTTTTCGAAACCGTCTGTAAAATATTCTCCATTCCACATTGCTCTGAAAGGAATTGTTCCTTTTTCGGTAGCAATCAAATATATGTCTCCTTTAAAAATATGATTAGGTTTTGGTTCCGGCGGCAGTTTCACGTCTACTGGAATCCACATATCCGATAAACTATATGAATTAATCAGTTTCTCGACCTTTTCGATTGCATCATTCCAACCCTTGTTGTATCGACAGAACAACGGGTCAATGTCTTCTGGATTGCTGTGAGTTAATGGCTTCTTTAATTTGCTCAACACTTTCAAGAAAACTTTCATGTTTCATCCTCCCTCTTTTTATCTTCAAAGAAGCTTTCATAATCAAACCAATCATCTTTGATAAAATTTCCAATGATTTTTACACTATTTCCCCATCCTTTTGTAGCAACCCTAACATGTTTTCCTTTGAGATTACTCAAATCCTCGACTCCAACTATGTCCATAATTCGCATGATTGCTTCAAGCCCAGATGCAGAACCTTTAAATTCTCTTGCTCCGAGATAACCATTTCCAAGTACATATCCGCCGTATACGCATCCCCATCCACCACCGGAAAGAGATAAGTCAAGTGTAAGTACTCCGTGGTCTCTGAAATTCAATGATACACATGTGATTTCGGCATTCATAAGTTTATATCCCTCTGCGGCAAGAGATTTTTCTGACCATTCTTTCATGTATCTTCCTCCTCATAATCATTGCAATAAAGTGAACCGTAATCCCATGCTAACGTACAGCAATTACGGAATCTGCATTTGTTGCAGTCTGTCATCTCCATAAAACTTTGCTCCTTTCAGAACGGGCATAAATTCAAGTCAACTTCCAGTCCAGCCCGTCCAATCTGAACCAGAACATTGTTTCCTGCGACTTCCTGTATTTCTTTTTGTATTTTACGGGCATCTGATGCCTGACCGCTTAAATGTACAAGTGTTACCGTTCGAAGCGATTCTGTGCGATTTTGCTTAATGAATTGCTTACAAGTTGACAAAGAACAATGCCCTTTTAATCTATGCCTGTAGTTAGCTTCTGTTTTGTCCACCAATTCTTCACAGTAGTTGCATTCAATTACCAGATGATGTATGTTCATTTTCTGGAAATTATATTTGCTGTACTCAAAATCAGTCATATACAGAAGCTTCCCCATTTCATTGTGCCCTACCAGATATCCATAGTTCGAGCAGGGTACAAGCTGATTTGCTTCTTTATCATATGTTGTATGTGGCAATTCAAATGGAATCACGTTAAACGAACCAACTCTAAATGGGTATCTTTCTGGAACGCCTTTCATCAGTTCGCCTGTTCGGATGTTCATGTCCTCAACTGTCTCGTCATTGGTGTAAATCTGAATGCCTGCATTCATAATATGCTTAAATGCTTCTGTATGATCTCCATGGATTAACCATGTTCATGTGAAAGAAGTACACCAGCAACATTTCTTATCTGGTAGTCAATCCCTCTAAGAATTTTCTTGTAGTTGCAACCACAGTCAAGAATAACAATCTCGCCTGTACTTGACTGCAAAGCGTAACAATTTCCTTTAGTACTTCCTGTTGAAATTACTCGCATGAACAAATGGCATCACCTCGCTTTCCATGAACTACATTTATGCATTTAAGATATCATCAGCTTCATCTATGGTTTTCTCTAAATCGGAATAGGCATATGGTATGTCCTTCCCTCTATTTAGGCTCTCTAATTCCGCATAACTTACTTTGCACATGCTGTCTCGTATTAATTTGAGCTGTTTCAGTGGAAGTTCAATGGTTATTATCTGTTCCCAGTCTTTCTTGCTGTCTACTCTCTTCATACTTCATCGCTCTTTCCTAGAACCCCATAACTTTGTAAAATATCTTGGCAACTCTTAATCAATAAATATTTTTCAGATGACTCGAATTTTATTCCGGCTTCTCTAAAACCTGATTTCAAATCATCACTGTCTGCTATTACCAAGCATAATCTAACAATATCTAATTCCTTTAAAGTCATCTCAATTCTGATGCTTTGGTTTAAGTCTGTTTCTTTTATTTCTCTCATACTTCATCATCCTCCGGGAATCTGAACACGATGTTTCCCGGTTCGAATTTTATATCTGGACTGTTAACCAGGGATTTGATGATTCCGAAACCTTTTGTTGACGCCATTTTCATAAATTCCTTTTCGACATCTTCTGAAACTTCTATATTCTGTGCAAAGAATGCTCCGGTATATGCGTTGTGCAACATTTCCATAACTTTCTTGGCTTTTTCATTTGTCGAATAACGAGCCATGACTGTTCCTTTTTCACCAACTATCGGCACATATGCTCTTATGATATTTCCTGTTCTACTTAATGCTGCGATTTCATAAGGAACATCAAATTCCCCAATCTGACTAATTAATCTCATTTCATTCTCCTTTCAATTTCTAAATCCATACTATGACATAGTTTGGTGCAATTTCCATGAAGCATATGATTCTTGCATGCTCCGTATTTTTCATGGAATTTTTCTATCGACATCTTCCCGTCATTCACTGCCCGTACCCATCTTCGAATTTTTCTCTGTGTTTTTCTTTTCTTATCACCACGCAATTTTCTGATATATTTTCCTTTATCAGTCACGTAATGATGAAAGCCCAGATAACACAAGCCCATGCGAAACGGTACAATTTGTGATTTAGGGTTTAGTTCCAATCTAAGGCTTTCAACCATCTTTTGGATTGTCTCAAGAATTTCTCTGGCATCTTCTTTCGTTTTACAAATCACATAAAAATCATCGTTATATCGTCCGTAATATGGATTTCCAAATTCAATCGTTATCATCTGATCCAGTGAATGTAAAAGCAACAATGCGTACTTCTGATTTACCTGATTTCCTAATGGAAGCCCGGGATTACCTGTACTGTCAATAAACAAATGGTTCAACCAGACTGTAAAATCATCATCAAAGTAATAATCCAAAACATCTTTCATGATTTCATGGTCTATGCAATAAAAGTATTTGTGAATATCACATTTTACAATCCAACTATTCATTCCATTTCTTTTATAGAAATCCAACATTTGATTTCTTAACCCGTCCATTGCCATGTGTTGTCCTTTTCCTTGCTGTCCGGCAGTGTTCCATTTAATCAGGATATTTTCAAGTTTCGGTGTCAAAATGTAATCAGAAAAGCATCTCTGCACTACTTTGTCCTTAAATGCACATGATTCTATCGTGCGCTCTTTTGGCTCATGAATTTGAAATTTATTATACGGATTTATGGTATACGTTTGGCTTTCCAATTGTTCCTTCAAGAGATGAATGCCTTCAAGAGACAAATTAGAAAATCTTGCAGTACCTGAATTAAATTTCTTACCGCTCTTAACCTTCTTGTAAGAACGATATAAATTTTCAAAATTTGTAACAATTTCTTTTTCCATTTATTTTGTTCCTTTGTATTTATCCGTTGCGGAAAGGTTATGCATTTGCTTGTATCTTTACTGATTTCAGCTTTACGCTTACTCTGTCTGCCTGTGATGCAGGTTGGGCGAACACCATTTTCGTTGTTGTAATTGTTGTTGTTGATATTGCCCGAAGGGGAAACAATAGTATTCGCAGTGCATAACCTGTGAAAATTATCTTTTCCTGTCTTTTGTTCTCCATGAAATAGTCATATACTTTATATCTTTTACCATTTGCGACCATGCTTCCATTCCACCGGAATTGATAATTCCTAATTCATATGAAAGTTCTATAAAGTACATCAACTCATCACAATGAGTAATGGCTTTTGTTTGAAGTTCTAATCGTTCTCTTTTATAATCTTTCAGATCAGTTCGGTTGGCTTCAAATAGTGACTCATAAATTTCCAATGCTTTATTTTGCATTTTATCTACAAGTGAAAACCTGTATTTCTTCGGGTATCGTCTGGCATTACTCGTAACTATTAATGTATGCTTTGCAAGTTGCTTGGATTTTGCTATTACCTTTAAATCTTCATTCGCCATCAATCATCATTTCCTGATTCAAAGATTGAAGAAGAAAAGATGCAAACTGGGCGAACACCAAATTCGTTGAAGAAATAGTTGTAGCGGACAACGCCCGAAGGGGAAACAATGGCAATTGTTGTACTGTAATCATTTGCTGGTGTACTCCATGGAGTAAGCAGCCACCACCATTTATCCATATTTGGAAGGATTTTTCTGTATTTTCGGTATTCATCCACCGTCAAAATCGAAATCTTATCTTTACAATGTGCATATTCTGTCTGACCGTCCATAGAAAGTAAATCTCGATCAAACTCAATAACTGCATCTTCTCCAAGCTCGTCCGTAATTTTTTTAAGAAAACGAGTGTTTAACTCATTTCTCAGTTTACTTGAAATCCAGTTATTTGAAGCTGAATCAAATGTTCTTTCTTTTCCATCAAATCCATTCAAAATGGCAAAATATCCTTTTTCTGTCTTATCCAGAATCAGCCATTCCATACCAGCAAGTTCAATAGCTTTTCCGATTTCCGGCTTTCCGATGTGCTTTTTCTTGAATTCTGCGAACTCTTTACTTAATCTGGATAATTCATCCTCAAAATATTTCAGATTTTTCTTCATAATCATTCCTCCACCTTAGATACAAAGATATTAGATTTTAAGATACAAACTGGGCGAACACCACCTTCGCCGTTGCAATAGTTGTTGAGGAAATTGCCCGAAGGGGAAACAACGGTAATACTTTTTTTCCATCCACGTTCTTCCGTTGACCATGGCGATAATGTCCAATACCAGTCGTTCAGATCATTGTTCGGTGTAATATCTGTGTATTCTCGTGCTTCATCAAATGTAATTGGACGGATTTTACAATCAACAGTCCCCAATTTCTGTCCATCCGCAGTGATAATATCTGCTGTGTGTGTTTCGACATTTTCTGCCCCGAATTCTTCTTCGAAGTCTTTCAGAATTTCAGTGTCACACAGTTTCTTTACGTTTGATGTTTTGTAATCTGAGGTATCACCAAACTCTACATTTTCTTTCACCAGATCAAGCGAAATAATTTTTGTTGTATCTCCATACTGTTCCAGAACCTTGTATTTACGCTTTCCAGTGGTCTGAAATACTTCTCCTCGTTTCAGCGTTGACAACTCAACCTTTCCGGTTTCTTCCTGCTTTTCCAGAAGTTCAACCAGTTCCTTTGCTTTCTGTAAAATTTCTTTATTGTTCATTCCCGTTGCCTCCAAAAAATATTTCTCGCATATCTACTGCTGCGTACTTCTTATGTATAAGTTTCTTGTTTTTGATTGCCCCGTTCGGATTGTTGCAGACAAAATCTCTGCATATCTCAGGTCTCACTGGATAAATGAGACATTTTTCTTTTTCTTTGGAATCATCCAGGAACGGGCAAGTAAGGTCAAAAGCTACAACCGAAGGATAATTATGTTTCTGCTCAGTGATATGATGCTTCTTTACGTAACGTTTGATTTCTTTAATTTCTTTACTGGATATTGGCAAGTAGTTGCTACAACATTGTCCACAACCACTGCATTTACCGTCCTTTGTGAAATCAAGTACGCCATATTTCATATCCTTCATGACTTCTTCTAACGTCCCGATCATGCTATCACCTCGTTATTCCTCCTGCTTCATAAAATCTGGAATCTCTGGCTTAACAACTGCTGCCGGAACTGGTTCTTTCTCGGCAGTCTTTACGACTTCTGCGACTGTTGGCTGTTTAGGCTGTTCTTCAATTGCCATTGGTTCTGGAATGAATTCCTCTTTATTGGCATTCTGTTCGATTTCTTCCTGCACTTCTCTGTATGTAGCATCCATCGTGTTATATTCATAAGCCTGCACCGGATTATCCCATTTCTTAGGAATGGACTTCATAATGTTGTTACGCATTTTACGAACAATCATAGATTCTCTCGACTGTGTTTCGTAGTATGACGGGGAAATGTATGGTCTTAATTCCTCACAATCAATAATTGCTTCCAGTTCCCCAATATCAGCAACCTTTTTCATGATTTCTTTTTTCTTTGCTTCAATCTGAGTTTTCTGTGCATCTGTAGCTTTGTATCTGTCTGCACAAATACCGAATGTTTCATTCTGAAGATTGTTCTTAATATGTGCTGCAAGATTCTTCAGTACGTCTGCTCTTTCGCATGAAAGGTATTCAACGTGACCATCTTTGTACTGAATTGGATATACCACGCGAACAACTTTTCCAATTCCAGATTCTTCCCATTCCGGCGGTGTGATTTCTACACCTCTGTGTCTTGGTGGGATATACTTGTCACCCTCTCTTACTTTCCAATATGGAAATACTTTAGCCACATTGACACCATATCTACTTACAAGAGCATCGTTTCCGTCGCCCTCAATCGCAAATTCGATTTTCTTCTCCCACTGAGGTTTCTGCCCTTTTGCCGCTATGTTTACGTTTCTGATCTGGAAATAACATTCTCTCGGCTGTGCATTTGCGTTCAGCTTTAATGCTGCGACTTTACTCAGGATAAATTTAAGATTAGAACCGTTGATTGCTTCAAAACTCACACCGCTTTCATGTACCATCTGGAAAATAGATCCCATTGCTGCTACTACACAATCTTTTGAATATGAATCAAATTCCATTCCTCTTGAAGTCAAATCTCTTTCCATTAAATCGACATACCGATTTGTGTAGTAGGAAAGCTGTGTGTTAAAATTTGCTACCTGTGTGTTTTCTGCCATTTTAATTCTCCTTTTCTTTTATTAATTAACTCATTTTTTGTTTGCATTTCTGTTCAGTTCTGCACTTCGCCAAAGCAAATCATAACCGAGCTACGATCTGCCTATCCTTTGCTCATCTTCTCTACTCAGCGCAATTCTTTGCCATAACTACGTCGTTCTACTCAGTGCCTTTGCTATACTTTACTTTTCTATTCCGTGCTTCGCCTATACGTATCTTTGCCCTGCCATACTTCGCCAATGCGTTACATTTCTTTACAACACATTGCTCTGCTGCGCTTTTCCGCTACCTCACTATGCGAAACCTCTCTTTACTTTGCCAAAACGTATCAACTCTTTTCAATTCCATAACTTTGCCCTTCTGCACCTCTCAGTACCACTCCGATACATTACTTTGCTACGCTTCGCCGAAGCAAATCATTACCCAGCAAATCTGTGCCTTTGCTTTGCCTATCATAACTACATTCAGCCATGCCGTAGCTTATTTTGTGATTTCAGTCCATTTGAAACGGCCTTTGCCTGAGTTTCGCCACTGACCAATGCCGTTAAACTCTCCATAATCAAGCCAGCCAATTACATACTTCATAAGTGAATCATCAAGTACTCTGATTGTAAATTCTACTGCTGAACCTGCCGGCACAGTTTCGCTGTCTGCCAAAGAAATTCTTTCGCCCTGTGCTGTCTGCGCTCTCAGTGGTCTCTGACAATCAGAAAGTTCTGTACCTTCTGGAAGAATAAACGGAATTTTGCGTTCGTTTACAAATACCAGTAAGTCAATTTTTTTCTTATAAGCTGCAAGTTTCTTTGCTCCGCCGATATAGGAACCGGCCTGTGCAGCTGACTTAAAGAATCCTCTGATCTGGTAGTCCCAAAGGAACGGATTGCCGTTATCATCTTTCGGGAATACTGTTCGACCTTTTTCAATAACTTCTTCAACTCCTAAAGTTTCAACTTCCTGTTCTCTGGAAGGTGCATCTGGCGCTTTAGATGCAATAAACTTCTCATGAATATCTTTTTCCGCATTTGCTGTTCCCAGAACTTCCTCTAAAAATGTTAATCTGACTTTTAATTCTTTCATCTCGTATTCCTCCGATTTTTATATTTTGCTTAATGCTTTGCTTGTCAAGACCATGCTCCTCCGTTGCGATTCGGGTCTCAGCTATTCCTTTGCCGTTCCAAACCTTGCCCCGCGTAACCCCGCCTTGGCTTTTCTGTGCGTTTCTACACTTCTCCGTTGCGATTCTCAGCAGTGTGCTTCTATGCCGTGGCGTTTCATATCTGTTCTATGCATATCCCTTGCTTCGCTTCTCATTGCTTCGCTTTGCCGTTGCAAAGCTAACTATGCTAATCTTATTGCGTTTTAATCGCAATAACTTCTATTACAGAACGGGCAACTCGTAATCAACTGCCCTGCTGCACTTTCTACTGAGATGCCCTGTGTGTCATATCCGGTACGTGTCCGTCCTTTCTCGGAATAGATATTCTGGTGGCAAGACCAACAGATACCATTGCCCGGTGCAAAACGTGGCAATATCTTTGTTTTACAATACCAATCCTGTGCTTTTATTGCTTCTGGGATGTTGTATGTAGTTGTTGCCATATCAAATCCCCTCCACTTTTAATTCATTGTCAGAAACTTTAAGGAGAATCATCTGCCTGCCTGTATCTGGTATTCTGTCAGCATTCACACTTTCAACATCATCAACCCAAATTGGAAGATTCAGTCCGTTCAGCTCCTGCAATCCAGTCACGAGGTCAATATTGCATAGAATCTGATCAGAGTGATTCAATCCATCAAAATATCCGATTCCGTCACAAATCATCTTGCAAACTTCCACCGGTTCACCGTCCTGCGTATAGTCCAAAAACTGAAACTGAAAATGCTTGAAAAGTGGATTGATAGCTTCTGCCAGTGCCTGATTTTTTTTGATGGAAAATTCTTTCAACATGTCAAGTTTCTGCTGAATATCGGAATCTTCCTGACCTAACTCTTTCTGTTCTGTGTTCAGCTGTTCAAGTGTTTCTGTCTGTTTCTGAACTGCCTGTTTTGCCATCTCAATTTTTATTTCGATTCCTGTAAGTTCCTTTTCAGCAGACATTCTTTCTGCCTGAACTGCTGCATTTTCCTCAGAATTATTAGTCAGTCCGTCAAGCTGTTCCTGTTTCTTCTGGATTTCTGCTACAACTGCCTGATACTCTTCATTTCCAGACATATCTGGCTCTGCCGGAAGCTTCTCTAATTCCTGATTTTTCTGCGCAATCTCAGATGCCAGAGTGGAAATATTTTTCTTTGTCTGCTCAATCTGCGATTCGATGTCTTTGCGCTTTTCCTCAACTTCTTTTCTTCTGGCTACTTCGGAATTGCCTTCTTCTGTAATGTCTTTAAGTTTCTGCTGTTTGTCTGCTTTAAACTGCTCTTTTTTCGCAAACTCTGCATGGATTCTTTCCTGTTTCTTCTGTTCAAATTCAGTTTTAAGACGTTCAACCTGTTCCTCCGGAAGTGCCTGTCCGCAGGTCGGGCAAATAGCTGATTCAGGATCAAATTTTTCATTCTGTATGGCATTTAAAGCTGTTTCATCAAATGTGGACGCATACGTCTGTTTATATTTCTCCTGCAAAACCGTAATTCTCTGCTGAATTCGTTCTGGTTTCTCAGCGGTCGCAAGGAAATTTCCCAGAATTCGGAGATTTTCTTCTTCATGTTTCTGCTTGAATCGCCTGTCATTTAATAAGGAAACGATTTTTCTCTTTTCTTCCTGTAATGCTTCTGCTGCATTTGAAATGATCGCATCTCTGGATTTCTTGAGACCTGTAATCTCGTAGCAGAGCTCGTCATATGTTTTATTGGTTTCATTTAGCAGCTTTTCTTTTTCAAGAAGACCATTCAGTTTATCCAGCACGGCATTCTTCTTTTCTTCAAGAATGGTAAAATCTGGTGTTCCCTGTTTCTTTACGGTATCAATTTCAACCTTTTTGGCATCAATTTTCTTCTGGAAGTCTTTTTTGTCTCTATTGAGTTTTTTCACAACTTCCTCGACAGAATGATTCTTGATGATTTCCGAAACTTCTGGATTGTCCTGTAATACTTTATCCGCATTGAACCCTGCCATCTTTTCAAGCATTACTCTGGCACTTGCTGTTGATTTTCGAAGTTCATTAAGGAATACTCTGGCATTACTACACATCATAATGGTTTCTGAGTCTGATATTCCTTTTAAAAATTCCTTATACTTCGTCTGGTTGTAATCAAACCCATCAACCTGATATTTTGTGGTACTGGAAGATTTACCTTTCTTCGTTTCCTTACGGATCACGGTTTCCTCTCCATCAATCAGAAGTGTGAGTTCTCTTGATACGACACCCTCAACTTCTTCTCCGTCTTCTTTTCTTCTGACATTATTCGGAGATGTACCGTCTGCAAGCTTTCCGGTCAGTGTATCAAAATATGCGTCCATCAACGTTGTTTTACCCTGACGGTTCCTACCGGACACCATCGTTCGTGGTGCAAACTGATACTCCGCAGACTCAAACTTCTTGTAGTTTTCAATGTTAAGCTGTTTCAATTCTACTGTTTTCATACTGTTTTATCCTCCACCCAATAAGCCGACACTTCATAGGCTGTTTTCTTCTCGACCTGATTTCCGACTTTTTTGTTGTACTCTCTGCTCTGGATTCTTCCCTGTAAAATAATATGTGTGCCAGTTCCGCAGGTTCCCATGTATCTTGCATTTCTGCCCCAGCAGATGCATGGTATGTAATCAGATATGCCGTATGATCTATTTACCGCCAGAAGTACATCTGCAATCTCTCTTCCATTAGGCGTTGTTCTGTATACTGGTTTCTTGCAAGTAAAACCATCCAGAAGAATCTGATTAACTGGAAGTGCGTCTTTGTCCATGAATTTTGCTTCTCTTGCGAACACAAAAAGAAGCAATCTACTGCGATTTCCTTCGTGCTTATTGAACGATCTAAACTGCCCTTGAATTTCCATCATTTCTCCTGTATAGTTCTGATTCACATCAATGAGTCTCTCAGAAACTACAACCGGAAGAACATCTTTCGTTCCACTAAATCGTTCTACGCTAAGTTCGAATCGGTAAAATTTTTCACCATATACTTCATGGCTAAATTCAAATTCTGTTTTAATTTCTCCAACCAGTGTTACCTGATTGTTTTCCAAAAGCTTATTCAACTCCGTTTACCCACCTTTCTAGCTGCATAAAATAGGAAGGGATACCATTGAAGATACCATTGCACTTATGCAGAGCAGCTCAAGTACATCCATTTTCGTCATCCCCCAGAGCAATAATGCAATCGTGAAAAATGTTCCAACCTGTGCCATCACTCCGATAAAATACATTCTTTTTCTCATATCCCTCACTTCTTTCTTTTGGTTGCTGCTGCTGCAAGTAAAGCTACTGATAGTGCTACAACTGCGACTTCCAGACGTTTTGTTTTTGTTGCCTGATCTGCGATGATTTCGCTTGCAAGGCTCTGGTTTTTAGTTATGTTTTCGGTGTTTTTTGTGATTTTAGACATAAAAAATGCCCTCCTGGTATAAATTTTCTTTTCAAATACAGGAAGGTATGTTATACTTTACCTGTATTTAACTTACCCAATTAAGTTAGATACGTGCTCCGGTAGGTGTTGCTTCACCTCCGGGGCAACCTTAGTCTTTTTTCGGAATGTAGCTGATACCTAAAATTAAAGCTACATCTTTTTTGTCAATAAAATCTGAATTATCTGCATTCAGCATTGCTTCGAGTGCCGCTACTCTCCCTGCCAGAAAAGCAAATTCTTCGCCCATGTTTTCCGGTACATATTCGAACTTACTCATTTTCCCTCCATTAAAATTTTCTCAAGATGCTTTTTGACTCTGATGAAATTCTCTTCTTCCTGATAGCCATTTTCCGAAATGTTATACATAACTCCTTTTTGATCGCCATCAAAAAATTCATCGTAGATACTAACGCTCACAAATCGACCGTGTTCATAATTTGTAACACTGAAATTTACAGTCGTGAGATTTCTTTCCTGCACTTTCCTGCATAACTGATACAGGGTATCTATTTTTGTATTAAAACCACTCATGCTATACTCCTTTCTGTGGTATAATCTCCTATAGGAAGGAGGTGTGACCAATGGATATTAACCAAATTGCTCATGATCTGGCTGTTGCTAAATCTGTTAAAGATGGTTCTGACACCAAAGAAATCATTAAGTTGTACCACGAATACAACGAAGAATTTCTTAATATCCTGTCAAAAGAACCGATCAAACTAGCCAAGACAAATGCGATAAAACCGCCACACATTTAATCATCGGATGTGCTTTGTGTGATTGTGTCCACATAGAGCACATCATTTAAACAAATTTTCAGCAAATGGTTTTCTCCATTCTTATCAAATTCCAACATAATCATATCTGGATACATAGATGGTCTAACAAGATCACCATAAGAGCCGTCAATTTCAAACAAATCTCCGCTCTTTAATTTGATAATTGTTTTTTCTTTCATTATGCTTCCTCCTACATTCTTATCTGGGCATTTTCCTGCTCAATCATCAACAACGCTTAAGTCTTCCCTGACCGCAAATGGTTCAGTGACAAACACGCCAGATTCTTGAATGATGACATCAATCTCCACATGATTCTGGTTTACACATTTAATTACTGTTACTGGTTCTTTTTCCTCGTTTGTATGTGTGGCTTCTACATCTACGATTTTGAATCCTATAAGTGTTTGAAACACTTCGGTGTTATCTCCGTAGAACATTTTGCTTTCAATTCTGTTCATAATGCCCTCTCTTTCTTACAAGAAACTTCTCTGTGCATTCGTATCATCAATGCGATCTTTCAAGTACATCGGTAATTCATATTCATTTATGATTTTTATTGCCATATCACACTGGTTTCTCTTAATTGCCTTGTAAGTATTCACACCAAATTCTCTGCGAAGCTGTGAGTCAATGTCACTGTACACAAGCTGTCGTAATGAATTGTCTTTGTACGCCGGTGCATCTTTTCCACCCAGTATCGGAACTACTTTCTGGTTCTTTGCCTTTGTGATTTTCTGGCATTCCAGCGCAAGCAATGGCATATCTCTTTTGAACTCCTGCAAATCATCATTTACGGCTTCAATCTTTTCTTTAAGTTCGACATTTCCTTGAGCCAACAACTGAATCTGCTCTGCTGTGGTCATTGGTTTCTGATAAGAACCTGTCTTGCGGATTGCTGGAAGAACCTCGCTTGTTACCCAATGTTTGAATCTCTTAGCTGAATCGAGTTTGCTTCCAAAGATGAGAGCGTATAAGCCAGATTCGTTGATTACAACCTGATTTGGGTTACCTCTTTTTCCGTCGGAAATCACGACGGTATTCTTATCCTCTTCAGAAACATGTGTTGCAAGAGCATCTCTTGTATTGGAATATCCCAGTGCTTCTGCTACATCCTTCCCAACAAACCAAGGTTCATTGTTAATTGTTATTGTTCGGATATCTCCGAACTCTTCTGAATTAAAAATCTGTAATTCGTTCATGTGTCTCCTTTCTTAATCACTTTTTACTGTTGCGGGTTCTTTTTTACCGGATTCGCTTTCCTCTATATCAAGGATTGCTTTTCCATACCAGAGCATTTGATCTTGCTTTTCCTCTGGCAGATTATTAAAACGTTCTACCATTTTTTTGAACGCTTCTCGTCTATTATCTGTCATTCCTCTCGCCCCTTTCTATATCACTTATGTGATTATAATATATCACTAGTGTAATATTTTGTCAAGCGTAATATTACATTTTTGTTGACTTTTTATCACTCTAGTGATATTATAATATTGAAAGGAGGGATAAGCATTGGAAACAATAAATGAAAGAGTTTCGATTCTTCGTAAACAATTAGGAAAGAATCAGAAAGACTTCGCAGAGGCACTCGCAATTAAACAAGCGGCATTGTCCATGATTGAAAATGGTCAGCGTGATCTATCCGAAAAGAACATCAAACTAATATGTGCCAGTTACAAAGTCAATTACAACTGGCTCGTAAAGGGAATCGGAAACATGTTCCAAAGTGATGACGATGGCGATGCGCAGGCTATCGTTGATTCGGTAATGACCGGGGATAATGAATTTGCTAAGAAGATTCTTGTCAAGTTTGCAAAGCTCAGTGATGAACATTGGAAGCAGCTCCAAGAAATCCTAACAGAATTGGAAAACAATTAAAAAAAAGAAAGGCCAGAGAATAAAAAGCTCTGGTCTTTTCTTATATTCTGCTTTGTTGTTTTGATTTATAGTGATATAATAAAGTCAACTAATACCAAGGAGGAAATGTCTATGAAGAAAAAGCTATTAATTGCATTTTGTACTTTTGCAATTTTAGGAGTTTCTACTCCAACTTATGCAGGCGGCGTGACTGGCGTTGAAGTTCAAAAGGATGACTCTGAAAAGTACGGTGTAATCAGTGATTTTGATTATGATATAGAGGGAAACTCTGTGAAATTGCACGGTTATGATGGCAAGTGCAAAATTTTGGAAATTCTTCCATCATACAATATTGACGGAACAGACTACGCAACAGATTTATCAGATTTCCAGATTGGAATTGGAAGTTCTCATGTTGAATCAGTTATTTTTCAAGAAGGAATTACTGAAATATATGATGCTGTTTTTAATTCCTGTGATGTTCAAAAAGTATTTTTTCCTAAAAGTATGATAAACGTAACAGATAAAACCTTATCTTACTTAAATCCTAAAGAAGATGGCGATCTCATCCAGATTTACTATGCAGGCACACAAGACGACTGGGGAAACATTTTTACAGAATATAAAAGAACAAAAGTTGAAGATGCTGAATTCGGAGAGGAATTAGGAACATCTATTGCGGACAAAATAAATTCAATGTTAGGCAGCGATTATGACAGTTCCGAATTCGAATATTATTTCTCCGCATCGCCAGATGATTTAAAAACAGAATAATTATTATGCCGCATCTGCTTTAACTGTAGATGCGGCATTTTAGGCTACTTTTCTCTTAAATATAAGTATACCAGCAACTTGTATACTCTTTTTAAAGTACTTTCTAATTTTACCTTATCTAATAATTCAATAATCTCTTTCTTATAATCCATAAATAACCCTCCCTGTTTGAAAACTACCGCCTACATTAAAGTATATGTCCGGACAGTGGGAAATATGTCTCGAACTTATGTTTACATTATACTTTATGATATGTCCAATAAAGTGGAGTAAAACGGGATGCATTCAAATTCCCCCTCGCCAGTTGCCAGCGATAAACTGGAATATTTGTGATTTCAAATATAACCTTTACTTTCGCAAATATAAATTTCGTTTTTACCGGATTTTCTGTGATTTCTACAATATCGTTCGTTCTTAGAACCTCTTTTATGCTCTGGTTTAAGGTTGAATGCTTGCACATATCCTCTGCCAAGCGGATGGAGCTTTTACGCAAATAATCTTGATTGCACATCGGCAAGTGAATGATGTAGCTTGCAAAGAAGATTACTCCTACTGCGATCAGCAATCTCTCAATCTTCCTCATAATATATACCTCTTTAGTCTATAATTTATGTACTTAGTTATACCACTTTTTGTGCAAATTAATCGGTCAAAACGATAAAACTGCATTTTTGATGGATAAAAATATGAAAAATATTTCGGTTTTAACTATGCTATTGTTGAATCTTGCGGTATAATATATGCAAATTTTACCAAGGAGGAAATATTTTTATGAGAAAGAAAGTAAAGCTTCTAGCCAGTATCGGGCTGTCAAGTATTTTACTTGCATCCATGCCATCCAGTGTTTTTGCGGAAGATTTTGTGCTATATGAAGAGAACGGCATTCATGTTGAAACAAAAGGATTAACCGATTCCCCGTCCACAGGTACTATAGGACTGTACATTGAAAACAATTCTAATTTGAATTTAGGCATAGCTCCTTATGCTTATGCCATAAATGGCATCATGGCAGGTGGAGATCAGTATGGCATAAATTCCTCTGATGTAGCACCTGGAAAGAAAGCAAATTCTACTTTGGAACTGATAGATACATGGGAAAACAAGGATTTCTTTAAAGACTACCAAATGAACGAAGTAGATAGCTTTGATATTCTACTGTGGGCTTATGACAATGCAAAGAGTTTCAAGGCTTTTGACAGCGGTCAGATTCACGCTGACGTAGCCGGAACTACCGTAGTTTCTTCTCCTGTATTTGACAGTGCACAGAATTTGTACAATCAGAATGGTATTAGTGTCGATTTCATATCCTCGGCAGGCAACAGTTTTACATTTTGTATCACAAACACTACTGGGCAATATTTCGCATACGACGTAACTTCTGAGACTTATAATGATTTCACAATGTCAGATAGTTATGAAGTATACAATGAGTATTTGTTAGATGGCTGCAAAACTCTTATAACTCTGACTCCTACAGATGAATTTCTTGCGGCGAACGGAATTTCTGATGTGTCAAACGTAGATTTTGCATTAACGATTCGCCCATTAGCAGAATTCGCTAACGAATATACTACAGACTTGATTTCATATCAGAAATAATTCATTGCACAAATATCGTAAAGCAAAGAGCCGAGGATTTTACTCCCCGGCTCTTTTTTATGGCAAAGCCTGCATTCACGATCACGTTTCCTCCCCAGATCAGTCTGGCAGGCTGTACCAACGTATTAAGATGTCGATTTTTTTCAAACTTCCGCTGAACTATTTACACATTTCCGTTTCAGTGCTACTATATTACCATAATTAATTACTTAGATGAGGATAATCTGATGAAAGTTGAAGTGCAAGCGATAAACGGAAGGTGATTACTATGAAAATCGCTATTTGTGACGATTGTGAACTACAGGTTGAGTATTTCAAACATCGAATTGAACCATTTTTAAAGCAAAATGGTGACCGGAACTATACGATAGACGGTTATTTCAGCGGGGAGCCCTTGATAGATGATGTCAAGGACGGAAAATGGTTTGATATGATTGTTTTGGATGTGGTACTTAAAAACGAAAATGGCGTGGATATTGCCAAAGAACTCCGAGAGTGTGGATATAAGGGCAAAATTGCTTTCTGGACAGCTCACAAGGATTTTGTTTTTGATGCGTTGGATGTTGAATTTACGCATTATATCATCAAGGGAAATGAACACGGAAGAATGTTTTCTATGATTGACAATACCTTGAGTGATATGAAACACAAGATGCTCACAATCAGACACAGAGATTGCATTATAAGGATTCCATTGAACAAAATCGAGTACCTCGAAGCACGGGATAAGCAAGTTTTTGTTCATTGCACGAACGGGATTATGCACAGTATGTATGCAACTTTAAAGTCGGTTGAGCCTTACCTTGATAAACGGTTTTTGCGTTGCCATAAGTCATTTGTTGTAAACATGGATTATGTGCAAAAGCTGGATTCTGATTTTACGATGTTTTCTGGTGATAAAGTACTGATTCGTAAGAACGGATATGCGGATATTAAAAATCAATATTGGGAATATATTATTAAATAAAATAAAAGAGATGATCTGTCAAGGAATAGAAACAGATCATCTCTTTTTTGAGTTCATATCCAAACTCTGGGGAGGAGTTGAATTATGGTATATTTATTATATTACATTTATCACACTTTGCAAATATATTTCGTGGAAACAAATCCGAAATACTTTCCGGCAATGCGGATGTAGTACCAGTCGGTTTTGTCTTTTGTTCCTATCAGCGACAAAAAGGTGGCAATGCCATTAGCCAATTATTAGATGGCAATCAAATCTTTCCAGGTGTTCTTTCCGCATTCCCCGTCAACGCTCAGAACCCCGTTTCTGGATTTCTGATACTGTTTTAATGCATAAATGGTATTTGCATCTGCTTTTCTGGATAAGCTCAGTGCTTTCCCGTTTTTTCCTTTAAATCCTCTTGCGATCAAAATCTCTTGAAGCAACAGGACAGAAGTTCCTTCGCTTCCAAGTTTTACTAATTTTGGCTCAAACATATAACCGGCTCCTTTCGATGTGGTCGTTGATGGTTTTGTGCTAGTTGATGGTTTTGCGGTAGGCTTACTTCCAGTAGTATTGGTAAGTCCACTAAAATCAATTCCTTTTCCAGTAAATCTAAGACGATGCGTCCATCCGTGACTGTACAGGTACCAGGGCTGTGTACGGATCTCATTTCCAGAATTATCTTTCGTATCTTTTGTGCCCTCCGAACTTCTGGCATGAACAATGTCGTTCTTACCAATCGCCATTGCTACATGACTATTGGATCCATTCGGATTATTGTCCGCCAGTTCCAGGTCGCCTTTTATCATCTGTTTGTGTGCGGTCTGATTCCTAGCGACAACCTCAAATCCGGCATTCAGCATCTTGAGCATATTGCCAGTATAAGAGCAATTCTCTTTGAGATAACGCGCCTGTTTGGTAAGCCCATTTTTGAGGAACGCATAGTAATAAGCAGTAAGTGCCAATGAGCTACAGTCAAAAGATTTCGGAATGTTAATTTCGTATAAACTCCTAATTCTCTGACTGTATCCATGACTGTTATCATTGGCAATATTTACCGCAAAGCTTACTGCATCGTTTTTCACATTCTGGATAATCTGTTCTTTTGTCTTTGCCATTGTTCCACTCTCCTTTGCTTCTGTATAATCTTTATAAAATATATTTCTATCAACTTTGGTATTAATTCCTGGAATCGTTGCTTTTGAGCTGTACTGCCAGCCAACACCCCAACTTGGACGTAATCTCTCAACTACTGTCCCGTTATCATTTGCCGGATATCTGGCAATCCAGAAATCATGCTTTTTGAGGTGACTGCAAATCACATTCATGTACCAGTCAAGATTGCAATAGATTGCAAATTTATAACCAGCAGCAACAATGATCTCCCGGAACGCCTCTGCCAGATTATGAATGCTCTCTGCTCCAAGTGTTCTCTGTTTATGGTACTCCAAATCCAGGAATACTGGAAACTGAATTTTTCTTCCGTTCAATACGGAAACAACCTTTCTGGCTTCGCTCTGGACTTCAGATACTGTCGAAGCATAGGAATACTTGTATACTCCTACTGGAATTTTGTGTTTGTTGCAACCGGAAAAGTTATTCTCGAACTGAGAATCAATCACGTTTCCAACTTCCGTGATACGCAAGATTGCAAAGTCTATGCCGTAGTTTGCTACAGTATCCCAATTAATCTTTCCTTGGTGAGCGGATACGTCAATACCTTTAATTTCCATATTTTCTCCTTTCACACCACGTATCTGTGGTGACTATTGCAAGTTCAAACACGTAACAGCCAGTGCTGTACAGTAATTCAACTAAAGTACACTCTATATACTGATTTCAATGGTGGCTCCTGTGCCAATAGAACTGTGACTATTGGAGTATTGTATGTTGATTAATTCAATCTCATAAAATCAATATATGAAAGATTGGCATTATTTACAATTTCAATTGTCTTTCCTGAGTACATGGTGACTTTGAGCTTACTTCCACTGATGATAACAGGATAAGAAATGCTTTGATATGAATCAATCATTCTAAACCATGGATTCGCTATCATTTTATCATCTACTTCGATATGTAATGCCACCCCCAAAACATTTGAAGTTGATGCTTCAAGATTTGCAAAAAGGTTGATATTTACTAAATATGTGCCTTTTGGGAATGTATAGTAATTTTTGTAATCAGTTGCACTCACATACTGTATTCCAGTAATGTTACTCCATGCATTCCCCCCGATTGCAAGTCCGGAATAATCGCTAGAGCTTCCAGGTACATAAAAATTACTTGCAGCATAAAAACGAGCAGTTTTTCCTAAATTCGTGTTTAGCGTATTGATTCCCAATTTATCTTTTAAATAAGTGAACAGCTGTGAAAACGATATTTTCTTTAATGCATTCCCCTCTCCAACTATCAATGTGTCACTTTCTGCCGGTGTTGCTTTCGAAGTCAGTGCCGACATTAATACTGTTTTTAATGATTCTGCCATAATATTTTACCTCTCTTTATTCTTTTACTCTCAGCATCGAGCCATCTGAAGTAGCAAGTGCTGAGCCATTGCCTGAATCCAATACGTACTGGACATTTCTAGCGTCAACAGCAATTAAAAATTTTGCTCCTGTCTGCACTATATTAGGGCTTATGCTTGCACCAGCAATATAGATATTCGCATCTGTCATGCATATCACCCTTTCACTTTGATTTTATAATTATCTACCCACGTTTCGTCCGCAATTTTATACATGAATCTCAAACAATAGATTCCCGTTTTTTGTGGCTCAATTAGAGCATCTAGTGTATGTTCATTGATATTGCAATTCCCGGAATCTTCAACAGTCTCTGTTTCAGCATCTGTATCAACGAAAATCAATTCGTAATCCGCTGAAATGATGGAGAAAGGGATGTCTACACCGCATACCGGCTCTACTTTACTTTTAAATCGGATTTTTTCTCCCAAATCCATTATTGTATTGCTATCTACGTATCTAATTGCCATGTCCTCTCTCCTTTCAGCATATTTTATGTCCGCTGAAACATTGCTTTACAATCTCTGCCGTCAGCTGGTTCAGATTCAACAATGAACTGTATTCAATGTTCTCTGATTCTGCCGTGTATCCTCGTGGCACGAGCTTTCCGGCAATTTCGTGCCCTGATATCAGAAACAGTACAGTGGCGGCATAAGCTGTTAAGCCGCCACTACTTTCTGCATAGACTTCTATGACGTACTGTCCATCTTTATCGGCAGGGACTATTGCGTCCCAGATTTCGAGATCCGATCCCTCTCGTCTCTGGAACTCAATAGTGAACTCATTACACGAGCCATATACTCTTGTAATCATCAGTCATCAGTAACTGTTACGGAGATCACGTAAGTCTTGCCTGCATCGACCGGATTAGGTGTTACACTTGCGGCTGTGATCTTCGGCGGGTTCGGGTCATACTTGACAGTTCTGGTAATGGTTGTTGTCTTACCGGCACTGTCTTTCGCAACGATATTAATTGTATTTGTTCCTGCGGACAATGTGACCGTAGTGCTGAATGCTCCGTTGCTACCAACCGTTACAGATGCACCGTTGACCGTTACCGTAACAGGAGATGAGGTTGCATCATTGGTTGTACCAGATACAGTGATCGTGCTCTTGTTGGTAACGTATCCATCAGACGGAGAGGTTACGCTCAGTGTCGGTGGAACGGTGTCAATCTTGAACGTTACAGATTTCTGAGAAGCAGCATTTCCATCGTAGTCGGATGCGTCAAACCTAATGGTATGAGAACCGTCGGTAAGCGCTGTTGCCGGTGTGTACGAACAATTGTAACCACCGGTTACAGCGGTCTTTGTAATGCCGTCAGTAATCTTACTTCCGGAATCGATTGTGATACCGATAGTAGACGGATTAACACCAGAATCATCATCTGTGACGCTCCATGTGATAGTCGGTTTGTTATTGGTAAGTGTTGCGGACGCAGTTGGATTGGTGACCGTGATTACCGGTGCAACCTTTTCTTTAACGGTTAATCTCAGTGAACTACCGATTGCGGAATCTGTCGCATCTTTGGTGGTCACGTTTCCAGCGTCGTCCGTTGCCTTGATTGTTATTCCGTAATAATGTCCACTCTGGCTGTAACTAGACCTACTTGGTGCTGTTGCTGTGGCTTCATATTTACCCGTATTACTGTTATAAGTAAGGGTATAAGTCTGACCATTTACAATGGCTTGTACTTGCTTTACTGACATTTATGTACCTCCATTTCATAATTCATTCTATATTTAACTTTTCGCAAAGTTTATTAATAAGTTTCTCTTGTTGGTCAATTTTCTTTTTCTGTGCTTTTATCATCGCGAACATTGCCGGTATCATGATACGTTCGTTCCAGTTCTCAGCTTTGCCGTCTATGTGGTCAACTGCCAGAGGGAAATATTCGTCCACATCTTCCGCGCGAAACATCGGAAACTCAACCCCGACACGTTCATCGTGTTCCTCGAGATATCCGTCTTTGTACCGCGCCATTATTGGTTCGATGTTGTATAGGTTCTCGATGAATTCTTCTGTCAACGGGGCTCCAAGAATCTTGTATCGTTCGGATGATGAACTATATTTTCCGAGCTTATAGGAATTGATGTCTATGTATGCGTTGTATCCGGTCGTAACTGTAGGGTAATCGTATACTCGAATTCCCCCTCGACATGATAATTCTTTTTGGAACTCTGCGTAGAAAAAATCACCTGTAGCAAGAGCTTTTTTCACTGTAAATACATCTGATATTTTCAACATATCCGGTATTAAATTTCCGCTGTAGCAATTAAGTTCATTAAAAGAGCCATAGCTTGCATCAATGCTTAATCCATCGCTCCAATCAATTGACCATAATTCTAGCTCAGTTATTCCAGTATCCACTGTATTATCAAAAAATTTCTCCATGTTGACAGGGAATATTCCATCGCTCGAAAACTGAACACCTGTATATTTCATATACTTCGAATTTTCTTCGTAGCTTGTGAATGCAGTATATCCAGAGCGATCAATTAATCCTTTAACAGCATTGCTGGCATCTTTAATTTTCAGATAACCGTTCCCATTCTTTTTGCCGCCCAAGATAACTGTTCCACCAAGAAGAGCATCAAGGCTGACGTAGAGACGCCCATTGCTATAATATAATCCCTTCCAAGCCCCGTCATTAGTCAGAATGCTAACTATTTGCTCCTGCGTCAAATTGTCTATATCAATAACGACCGCCACGCTCTGCATATCCATCAATGTCGTAGTACCACCGGATGCATATAATTTACATCTAACATTCGTCACATCTCTAGGAATACCAATGGTTGAACCATTAGAACTTGCTACTGTCTGACCAGATCCATTTGTCAAAATAGAATACAAATAGTGTGTCACGGTATCCTCATCGGTTGAACTAGTATAAATGGTATTCCAAGTGTTTCCGTCAGCAGTCTCTTCAACAACGAATCTGCCTTTATAAGGCACTCTAGTAGCTGACTTTCCGTCACGATAATACGCTTTAAATGTTATAAAGTTTGGACTAATTGTCTTGTCAGAGCCACGTTTCAAGACGTTACATGATGGCTCAACCATGTATGTTCTACCAGGTTCACCATCTTTTCCATCTTCGCCCTTTTTCTGCTTGGAAATCGTAAATCTTTTCGTTATAGAAAGATTAATCAGGTACGTTGCCTTAATATCCACCCATCCATTGTCTGCACTCAAGCCTGTGACAGTGTAAGTATGCGTATCTACATCCCAAGAGCCGGTTACACTGTCTGATTTCGTCACGGTAAAGCTACAATCATTTGTGATATCTGACGAGCCGTACATAACTTTCGCTGTAGTTGCCACTGTTGGAAATACCGGAATGTTGCCGTCTGCGTCAGATGTGATCGTCTGCATATCGTTCGACAGCTGGAATGTCATATTCTTGGCAGATGCAATATTCTCATCCATGTTTTCCAATTTCTCGGACAATGTCATATTTCCGATAATCAAAACATCTGGGTCGATAACAACCGTTTTAGTGTCCATATCGACTTGGAAGATGATATTCTTATCAGCATCCTTAACAGTGATTGCGCCAGTATTAATCCAATCAGCATTCAGTCCGACAGCAGTCAGAATTCTCACGATAGTATCACCATCAACTGTCATGCCGCCATTCCACGTTTGACCACCATCTGTAGAAACTCCCCATGCCTCAGAAGTCATTTTCCAAATTGCCTGAGATTCTGCCAGAGTTGGTTTGTCGTGTAAATAAAAGATTTTGCTTCCATTTTCCTGTGGCTCAACAGTAGTATAAACTCCTGTGGCTGAATCAATTCTTTTTCCAAATTCTTCAAGAGCTTTTTCTCTCTCGGTTTTTTCCTGCTTAACCATATTTCTTGCAGTAACAAATGCCTGCGTCGCCTGGGAATATTGGGTGCTGCTATTTTTAGCAGCGCTTTTGGCATTACAAGCTATCTTCTGACCGGATCCCGGTTTCAATGTAGTTGTAGTAAGTAGCGATGTGTATATTTTCCCATTTCTATCCACAATAATCAGTGAATCTCCGGCTTCCAGAGCCACATCTGTAGGGCACTCGGATTCAAATGGTCTAAATCTCATGCCAACGCATTTTTCGGAGATTATTGAAGCGATTGTCTGGCCATCGCCAACACGAATTAATTTATTACCAGAAATTCCAAGTACATATCCCTCTGTACCAACCATGTAAGTTTGCGGATTATCAGAAGAGGATTCGCTGTATTCAGTTACTTTCACGCCTGTGATTACTACATCTGTATGATGCGGAGTAAAACCATAGGTGGTTTCTATTTCAGAAATGTTACCTTTTTCGTCAGTTGCAAAAAGCCTCAATATGCCATCATTTTCCAGAAATGTTCCGTTATTTGCCGATAAAATACCATTTGCACTGGATAATTCAAGCGAGATATTGCTATCATCTTGCGTTTTGAGAACTCCAAGATCATTAATAATGAGTTCTTCTTCATTGATGCTGCTATACCAACCGATGCACAATCTGCCATATTCATCGCATCTCATCCACTGACAGCCAATCTGTGCAACCCACTGTAGAACCTGGCGAAATGTTAAAGCTTCGTCATTTGGACGATTCTGCACGATATAATCATCTCTGTCAAATGATGTTGTTTGCAAAGTAACCCCACATACCTCGCAGGCATCTCGTACAATCTGCCCTCTGGTTGCCGGATACTTCAATTTGCTGTCTGAATAGTTCCGGTCAAACTTCCGCATATTATCTTCGCACGTAAGGTCTATGGTCACCGTTTCGTCTTCCGGCTGTTCAATAACTGTCACTGTACAAATACGTGTTTTTTCAATAACCGCATTTTTATGAACTATGATTGTATCACCGGTTGAATCCAGTATTTGTTCTCCAGCTGAATCTAACAGTTCACTTGTATCCTCATTTTCAATCTGTAATCCAACATAACATATGACTTCTGCTCCCTCAAAATCGTAATCGGAGTACTCACCGTCAAAATTATTAATGCTAAGATTCAATACATTGATGATTGCAGAACCGATGTCAAAGCTACTATCCCCGGACACGGAATCTTCAAACGAGAATCCATTTGCCCACAGATTGGCACTGGTCAGATTAAGTACAGTTCCGTCTGTAAGTGTGATATCTGCATACTTGAGGTACTGCACGTCCATTCCGCTCTTAACTTTTTCTTTCCATCTGTCTGATAAAATCCTCATGTTCTACCTCTCAATCACATCAAAACTGATAGATTCTGTTCTCTGGTTTCCATGCCACCACCATTTAACAGGCGCACTCCTGTCACCAACATAAAATGTTCTGGTTTCGTATTTTCCAGACATCATATCTGGATATGTAATTTGGATGTACTCGGGATTGAATGCTTGAAGAATCTTAGCTGTAGTAGCCCAATCTTTACCTTTCCACTGCAAAGCTAATTTCCTTTTTTGCGCTACCCTGTTTTTATGCATGACAGAGTCATCAGATCTTCCTGATTTTGCCGCTGATACGTCCTGTAATCCCCATGTGTAGGAAGACGGGCAAGGCATCGAGACACCGTTTACTTTTAAAAATATTTCTGCCATATAACACCTCATAAAAGAAAAAGCACCTTCTCGAAAGAAGATGCTTAATTACACGAAAATAGCGCCTATCGCTCTGATAGACGCTTTATGATTCTTTATTATATCACATATACAAGGTGAGATTCAGTAAGAAAAAGTTATATTAATGTTTCTTTTGGATATCAGAAATGAATCTTTCGAAGTGCTCTTTGCAAAATGATTCATAATCCGTGTTTCCCATAAGAATTGCCCGATTTTTTCATCCTACCATTTCTCCTTTAACTGATTAATTGGTGTTCCAACTACTCCGGCACTTTCCCCACTGTCGGTTGCTTTGAAATAAGCACCTTCGATTTGTGGATACATAAATTCGAACATCAAATAATTCGCAGCATCGCAAAGATACTCCGTGTTACCGGTTTCTTTATATTTTTTAATGCACATATCATGAGATTCTATGGCATTTACCAATTTCTCGCCGAAATTATCTTTTGCAGTGCCGTATTTGTAAAAACTGACTTCTACTCGATTTTGCCTCAGTTCGTCAAATCTGTCTGAATACTCTGCTGGCATTTCTTTTCCAAGTCTACTCATTTCTTTCTCACTTTCTAATTAATTACTGTATCGTTTTCCATCTAAAATCCATTTGAAGCATCTATGCGAGGAAATAATCGCCCTCTGTATTTAAAATAGATTTTAGGCTGTTTTATTCAATGAATATCTGTCCTTCATATTTTTCAAATCTGTACTTCTGTGAAATATCTGGATATTTTTCTTTATCAACCAAACTGTAAAACATTTTTTGTGGTCTGGCATATAGTTTTCTTTCTCCATACAAAGCACGGTAAATTATCAGCGGTTCGTCTGTCTCTGTATGCTTTGCTTCGCCGACAATCTTATACAGGTAATCATTGCTCCGCAAATCACTGACGGTTTCTCTCTTGAAATGTTTTACTATGTCCCCCGGTTCAAACAATGGTCTGTCTATTGGCATATTTTCATTCCTCCCGTTTCTGTTTCACGCGGTTATACAAAATGTTCTGTGTCTTCTCCGTGAAGAACAGCCAGATATGATAATCGCAGTCCATATTGTTGTTTTTCCCAATGTCAGAGCCGAAATATTCGTCCATCATGTCCAGATAATATTGCGGTTCCTCGTCCTCTTCGACTATTCCGTCTTTCACCATATCCAAGTCAGCATTTCGAATCATACTCAGAAACTGGTCAAGATCATTGGCATAAACCATCGGGTGTCGTTCTCCCCGATACTGTTTGAATTTTTCAAAGAACTGTTTGACCAATGCCATAGTCAGACAGATGTCATGGTCTTTCAAAATATCTTCTTTGTCCCCGTACAGAGAATTAAATCCATTGTACAGGATTGTCGGTAGTTCTTCGTCTTTGTAATCGACAGAGCGATTATTTTTCGCATGTGCGTACCGTTCCTGCTTCTGCTCTTTCGTTCTAGGTGGTATATTATTAATATTTATATTTATATTATTATTAGGAGCAGAAGTCTTTACTCCTTTACCAGACGATGGTAAAGTCTTTTCCTCTGTACTTGATAAAGTACAGTCTTTATCTGTATTCTCTGTATAGTGTTCTCTGTAAGTAGTCTCTGGTAATGCTTCTGTCGAATTGTCGGTGTGCATTTCGTCATTTTGTCTATTTGCACACGGACAATCTGACGTTGAAATTTCAACAGTATCTTTTAAGACTTTTTCAAGAACATCTTCGTCAATAGAATACCATTTAGTTCTGTCCCTACTATCCTTGTTATAATTGCCTGTAATAACAAGACCGGAATTTACCAAATTTTTAAATGCTCTTTCAACAGTTTTTGTTGACCACCATGGAAAATTTTCTTTTCTCCAATTTTCCATGGTATTGTAGCTCCAATACTTTCCGTCGTGATAATTTCTTTTTAACTTTTCATTAATTTCAAGCCAATAATAAATTTGTCTTAAAACAACAGCTTCATTAAGTCCTATTCTTACTGCAAGTTCGGAATTTATAACAAGATTGCTTTGAGTAGATAAAATAAGATCTGATAATTTTTTATTCATAGTAGATAACCTCCATGTCGTTAATGTGTGACTGCCTTGTAGCCACAGATCCATGATTTATAAAAACAACAGGCAGGTGCATCATGGAATTGCACTTGTCCCCCGTCGGGTTAGCCTGTTGGTTTTACCAGACAAAAAAAGAGCACACCAAAGAATCGTGAGGTTTTTCCCTCGTTTCATCTTTAGCGTGCTCTTTTCAACAAATGTAATAACTATCTCTCGTTTAGTATATCAAATTTTACCGCAAAAATCAATATGCCGGGGACGGATTCATGCGATAATCTGTGTTGTTCTGAGCCTTTGTGACAATTCGCGCCAGTTCACGTTCGTTCACTTTGATGCTGTTCATGATGTACTCCGGCGAAGAACCGCCAAAGCCACCATTGTTCATCAAAGCAGTAACTACGCCACGCTCGACAGCTTCCATGATCTCATCTTTCGTAAGTCCCATGTTGCCGTCATAGCCGGACATGATACTGTCGGCAATGGATTTCATGGCTTTTCGATTTTCCAAAGGAAGAACAGCTTCCTGTCCTGCTTCGCCTACACCAATGACAGATGCATTTTTGAACAAACCACCTTTTGCATACCAGTTCGGACTATAGACAGGGGTTGAACTGGTACCGCCGTTCCCAAGGCTATGTGTTTTCCACTGAGAAATATAATACGAAAGCGTAGGCATTCTCACGGATTTCATTCCATTTCTTAATGATTGAGCCGCATTATGACCAATGCTGTACATATCACTGAATGCGCTGCGAATAGTTCTCATAAAGCTATTTAAAGAGCTATCCATACTCTTTGACATACTTCCAGAAACATAAGAAGAGATATCTCTTCCGATATTCTCCCATTTCTTATAAGCAATGTTGTACTGACTTTGGAAATGGCTTGTTACAGATTTGTCCATATTTCCAAGCTCTGTACTTACAGCATTCTTCATTTCCCTGGCTTTCAATGTAGCTTCTCTGGAAGAATTGCCCCATGAACTCGTGGTAGTGCTTTCCATGCCTTTCATGTAAGTATCGGCTTGTTTCTGGATTTCCGAGAAATCATCTGTAGCACTTTTAGCCATTTCGCCTGTAGCTGCTTTCGTATCGGCAGATGCCTTTCCAACAGAAGAAGAAATTGTCTGCTGTGCTCCAACAATATTCTTGTCCGCTGCTGACTTTGTAGCTATTGTTGCGTTTGGGAAGTCTTTTGCAAGTTTGCTGTTCAGTTCATCAAGTGGAACTCCTGCATTCTTCAATGAAGTATAAACTGCATTTAGTGCATCAGTTGTATTGCTGTATGGGACTTCACTAATCATATTCCATGCAGTCGTATAATCCCCCCCAAATTCAGCGGAAGAAAGGCTCAATGCGTACAGAGTATCTTTCAAATTATCAACGCTGATCTTTGACGTATCAAATTTGCTTGCAGCTTCAGACACACCTTCTCCAAGAGCAGAGATTTGATTAGTCATGCCCTCAACAAATTCAGCCGATACACCGGCCTGTGCGCCATACTGCTCAAGAGCTGTTCTAGCCTGATCGGATGAAACGCCATACTCTTTCAATTTTTCAACCATATCAGAGTACATTTCATCGTGAGTTTTTCCAAGTTCTTCATCCTTCTCAATAAGCTGCCACAACGCTTCCGATTGATCGTTTGTAAGATTTGCTACATCAGTCAGCTGTGTTGCGTAATCATGGAGATAACCACCATACTGTGTAGTCATTCCATTACCACCTTGCATGGTCTCAAAAAGTCCTGCTAATTTCTTGGTAAGTAATACTGCACCACCTACTGCAAGAGCAATTCCACCACCAGTTGCAACAAGTGAACCTAACGATGTCCCAAGAGCCGGAATAGTTGTTGAGACTGCTTCTGTGATTGCGGGACTCAGCATACCTTGTACAGCTTTAGAAAGATTTCCAAATACAGTATCACCTGTAAAAAACTTAGTAATTGTATCAACTAATGGCATGAGCTTATTACCAATAGCAAAAACAGCCATTGCCTGAACAAATGTGCCGGCAGATGTTGTTCCAAGTCCTTCCCAGATTCCACCAAGAACGTCTCCGATAACCGTAAGTAACTGTGCAAGATGTTTTCCCCAGTCAATTTCACTGAGGAATACGCCTACATTGTGTCCAAACGCTTCCCAATCGACACCCCTTGCAATCTCGATAAGTGACGTGAGTAATTTGTTAATAAATTCTTCTAACTTCTGTCCATTCTCTTTCCAGTTGAATTCTTGCATGAATGTGGTGATTCCATTTGTAATGTTATCAACAAGATTTTCCCAATTAAAGCTTGCTGTAAATGAAGCCAATGTATCAAAAGCACCATTCAATCCAGTTGCGAGCGTATGAGCGATTTCGCCAAAGCTAATCTTTTCAAAGATTCCGTTCAATCCTTCTGCAACAGCTGTTCCGATTTCTCCGTATGGAAGATTCTCCACGAATCCAGAAAAAATATCCCAACCGCGCATAAAGGAATTTCCGAGCAGATTACCGAAATTGCCCCAGTCCACTTCACGAACAAGACCAGTGATACCATTGGCAAATTTAGCACCAAGGTTCTTCCAGTCGATTCCTTCCAGAAGTTGGTTTGCAGTATTTATAATAGTATTCATACCGGCACCAACAGTACGTCCCATCAAATCCCAGTTGATATTATCAACAAGGCTATTGAAAGTCTGAGTGAAAGCACTGGTAAATTTTGTGATGTATGGGCCTACGTTATTCCAGTTAATAGCATCATAGAGTTTTTGCATACCCCAGTTGATGCCATCAGCCATGATTTTTCCAAGACCTTTCCAGTCTTTTCTCTTAAAGGCATTTACAATGGCATCTGCCATTTCATTTGCCCTGTTGGACATCTTTTTAAAAGCTTCGTCCCATGCTTTTTGATATGCAGACAAAGCATCATCCAAAGCAGCATCAAGCGCCGGAAGATGTGATGCGCCACCGCCAGAGCCAGAAGATGGATTACTTGTACTACCAGAATCAGAATTGTCATTAAGCTGATTCAGTTGATCAAACGCAAGAACTGACAATGTTTTTTCGAGTTTTTTTGCGCTGGTATTGGCATTGTCAATTGCACCACTGGCATTATCCATATTATCTGCAATATCTCCGGTATCTACAGAAATACCACCAGTAGATGATACAAAGTTTGACAGTTTGATTCCGAGCAGTTTTGCAATGTACGCAAACATTCTTTGCAGTGCGATTACTATTGCATTGACATACGGAAGAACTGTTTGCAGTATAGGAATGAACAAGGAACCTATTGTTCTACCAAGGGATGCAAAGTTAGATTGAAGCATACGAATCTGATTTGCCGGTTGATTGATTGTGTTTGATAAATCAGCCCATGCATACTTAGAGTTGTTCAGCAAGATAATCGTTCTCAAAATCGTTTTATCTGCCTGAGATAACTTTGATATGCTGGTGTCGATTCCCAGATTGTATAATTCTTGTTGCATATTAGCATTACGGATATTGATGCCGTACTTGTCCATTGCACGGCTCATACCAGTCAAGCCAGATGCCATGTCTTGCCATACATCCTCGAAGTCCATATTTCTTACAGATGCAAGGTCTGCACCAATCATAGTAAGTGCATTAGACAATTTTAATGCAGTCTCTGACGTATCGCCCATAGATGATGCCATCTGTGCAAATGTTGCCTGATACTGCATTGTTTTTTCTGGGTCAAGTCCAAGACTAGCGGTATTGGTTCTAGCCAGTTCACCAGTATCTGAAATTTCGAATCCTGTCAGTTTCTGTGAAAGCTGTTTTGCCCTTTCCTGGAATGAATTTGCATATGCTTCAGCGGATTTTATGCCACTTTTTTTCCATTCGTCAGTGTTGATTCCTTCTGCCACCTGATTGAACGCAGAGTTGAAATAGTTCAGAGTCTCTACATAGTTCATTGCGGATTCTACTGGCGATGTCAGAACATCTAATGCTCTTTTTACGAGGAAACCTTTGGCGTAAAGAGTACTCAACTTATCAGTTACTGAACTCATAGGATTTGACAATCTTCTTATTTTTTCACCAGCTTCAGAAGATGCATTTCCAATACCTGCGATTGCAGATACGGCTTTTCCGCCTAAAGAAATAGCTTTTGAAGCAAATTTTTGAAAAGCATTTGCCAGCCCATTGATTACAGTACTTGCTTTTGAACCTAACGAAGAAAGCGTGTTAAATGAATTCGAAACGCTACTTGTGGCACGCCCTACTTTGCTTCCAGACGATGCTAATACTGCAAGAGCTTCTGTCATTCTTATTGTGCTCGAACTGATATCTGGTACGCTTTTCATTACGTCAAAAAACTTTAAAACCTCTTGCGCGAGAGTCGATAATTGACTTGCAGTCTTTCCGGTTTTATCTCCTGCACTAGCTAATTTTCCAAGAGAAGTAATAAAAGCATTGGTGGATGCTGATACTTCGCTCATAGAGCCTAATTTAGTAGCCGCATTATTTAAACCTGTCGCAAGATTCGGAAGTTCCTTTGATACATTGCCGATATACTGTCCTGTACCGGCAAGTTTAGCTATAGCGGTTGTGAACCGGCTAACGCTCGGAGAAACATCTGGAATAGCATCAAGTTTCTGCATCTCAGTAAGAATTTTGCCTAATTTCCCTGTATCAAACTGACTGAAATCAGATTTTCCAAGACGATTGATAGCGTTTATAGCCGCATTCAATCCATTTGCTTTAAAATTCACGCTACCTAAACTTTTTAAAGAATTGGAAAAATTATTTAACCGGCTTATGTCAAGATTTCCAAGGGCAGTGTTTAATGTATCTAATTTTTTTACAAGGTTATTAATAGACCGTACCGCCTGAGTTGTGCTACTCTCTATTTGTATATTGAGGGTATCTATGGTATTATCGGCCATTAAAGCACCTCCTTTTAATCAAAAAAATAAAGGCAGACAAGACTTTTAATCCTGCCTGCCCTCGTCATTATTACCATGATTCAGTTCAAAATTTGCTTGCATGAGTTGCAATGTCATGAGCAACCTGTCACGTTGCCGTTTCTTTTCTGTTTCAGAAAGATTCTCTTCATTCTCTTGCTTTTGCTTTTCGGCTGTTTGTGAAAATGGTTCTTTAAGGTATTCAGCCTTTGACTTTTTACCAATAAGCACATTTGCAACCGCAGTCTGAACTGCACACATCGTGTACATGTTGAACTGCCATGCTTGCGAATCAGCCATTTTTTGTTTTAATTTGTATGCTTCCATATATGGTTCTAAATCATATGGTGTAGAATCCATAAACTTTTCTTCTGAAACACCGATTGATAAATACAATGGAAGTAACTTTTTATGAACTACTTCTGGAAAAGTTAGCTCTTCTTCTTGTGATCCTGCGGAGTCTTCGGAAGTTTCTTTTCTTCCTCCGATTTCTCCTCCATTGCTTTTACCATTCCGGATAAAAAACCGTTCTTTTCAAGCTCCTGACTTGCTTTTTCGAATAAAATAAATCCATTCTGAGGATTTTCCTCTGTGGATTCATCTTCGAAATCGTCCAGAAGATCACATACTTTTTCGTATGCTACTTTCTTTTCTTCTTCGGTTTCATATCCGAATTCATCTTTGTGTTTTCTTTGAAGTCCCGCCAGAATCAATTCTGGAAGCATTTTAATCATATCTTTCGGGTTGGTGATTGCCCCCATAGAAGACACCTGTGTAAGAATGTCCGACTGAGTAAGCACTCCGTATCCGAATTTTACTTTGTATGTTTTATCATTTACTGAGAAACTAAACATGAATTATCCTCCCTGTTTTACATCTTATTCAGCAGCCGCCGTCGGCTCAATTTTGGTATCCAGTCCCTTATATGTATTGATGATAAGAGAAATGGACATGGTTGCTGCTTCGTTCTGTGCAATTTCTGGCATTGGAATTTCGCGACCGCATTCTGCAATAACAAAGAATGAGTCGGACATATCCGGGAACGACACCTGAAACCAAGTTGCCAATCCTGTAGTTTTTGCAGCCTTAGAATCTTCGTACAGTTTTTTAATCTGTTTAACAGATTTGTCTGGATCCATGATAAATTCAATCTCCCAAGTACCACCTGTATCCTGTCTACCAGCTGCATACTGAGTCAGATAATCTTCCAGTGCAGAAACGTCAATCTGTTCTGTATCAAGAGAAATACCGCCGATGGAAGAGGCTTCTTCCAGCTGTGTGAATTTGGCAGGTTTTGTACCTTTCACGGTTTCAACGGCATATGAAAATTTCACACCAAGTGTAGTTAATCGTGCCATTTTGGCTCCTTTCTGCCTTTCGGCTATAATTTGTTGCAATAAAAAAGAGCCTTAACGGCTCTGGTTCTAGTACGTAACCCTGTACCGGGAGATAAAAGGATCACCTCCTTCTAGTCTTCTTTGCTTGCCTGCTTTACAATCTGATTTACATAATTACTAAGTCCTGCAACGAGGATTCCCTGTGTGATTGCGGTAAAAATTGCCATTGCGATTTCCTGTGCGCCAGATATAGCGCATGTAGCAATAACATAAATTCCACAAATCAGAATGCCTAAAGCACCAAGGATTGCCGGGATATATTTGTCCGGTATGACTTCGGATTTTTTGATTCCCATTCCGATAAAGTACAGTACAACCGCGACAATAAGAAGTTCCGGTTTCACGTAATTCATAATCTGTTCCATGTTTTTCTCACTCCTTTCCTAGAGTAATGTGCCAGTATATATCCGGCTATATCTGCTAACAACACGTTTTATGCTGTTATCAGCATTATTTTGTCTTACGGGCCCGTATATCCTACGGAACCCCATGCCAACCATAGCCTTGTGACTGGCATCGTCAATTTCATATGCTTTTGAAGAAGCTTTTGAACCAGTCGCATAGGATTCTGATTGGAAAGATGGCGTTGTCGCGCACTCATCTCCCTCAAGATTGCCACGTGATGTTGGATTTCCAAGTAAGAACAAACGTGCGTAAACCCTTTTGTTTGAAGCTACCGTCTGACTTTCGTCATTAGAAAAGTTCCCTTTTCCTACAACGGGTTCAATAGTTGCTTTCCATCGTTCAAATACATCCGAAACTGGATTTTTCACTACATCTGGCATCTCTGTCACCACCTTATTTTGAGCATAGAAAAAGCACCCACCGTTCCGGTAGATGCTTTTATATCTTACAGTATACATAAAACAGACGTTATATTCAGTAAGAAAAGGTGTTATGTTTTTATGCAGAAAACACTTCTTTTGCGATTCTACGGATATTCTGCATAATTTCTACGCTTGCTTTGTACACGGGCATTGTAGCCTCCGTACCGTAAGAACGTACCCATTCGCCAGAATCTGCTACATATACCCACGATTCGTTTTTTCCTTTGCCTTGTCCGTAAGAACCGATTGTGTAACCAAATTCTTCTCCTTTTGGATGTGGGCTAGAACCGGCGGCTCCGTTGTAATGGATACCTGCACCGAATTCTATGAACAAAAGTCCAGAACCCTCACACACAAGAGTTGCCTGCGCATAATTTCCGAACCTGTTGATTTTGATGTAGGTATTGTGGTTTTTATCAGAATCTCCCTGTGCCAACATAATATTTTCGTCTATGACAGGAATTCCCAATTCGCAAAGCCTTTTAAGAAATACTTCATTTTTATCGCAAAGACTGTTTTGATATGCTTTCAATTCTTTAATTGCGTTTCTAATAGATTTTTGGCTCAGATTACATTTGATTACTCGTCCACTCATTCTTCTGCACCTATCTTTTTAATTCCATATCTAGCCAGATTTCCTCTTTGCGTATCAAGGATTTTCTTCAAACGATAATCTGGCGGTGTTGTAGGAATACCATCTTCCAGAACCAGATTTCCCAGTGCGTCAACCTGTGGCACAGTATCAATCCAAAATACATCTCCCTCTTGCGGATGGAAAGAACGGTTAAAGGAAGTAATGTACCTGTCGTAATCCGGCACGATTCCTGCTGATATTTCCTCTGGCGTTCCTGCGGTAGATGATACAGAAAACTTAAAGCTTTGCGGTTGACTGTATGTCGGTACGGTATCTATTCCCTCAAGTATTTCGGTTACTTTTGACCAATACACGGTCTGTTTCTGTCTTTTTAATCCTCTCATTTATGTTTATTCCTTTCAATGATTGTGATACAATGTCTTTTAAAGGAGGGGCAAATATGGAATTATACGATACAATCCATTGCAAATGTGGATGCAAGTATGAGGTTAATCAGAATATAACAATGGACAAAATATCATGTCCAAATTGCGGAACAAAATATGAACATTCTGAACAAGTGTTAAAAAGATTACGACTTGCAAAAACTATTGATTCCAACACAGAATCAAAAATATGGTCACATATTCTGGCTGAATCAACAGAAGAGTTTTTAAAACCAGAATCGCTAGAAGAAATCCTGGATAAAATTGATTGATAAAAGGTCTTGCCGGAACCTTACCAGTAGTCACATACTGCCATCATTCTCGACACGATCTCAGAGATGATATATTGATGTAGTTCTTCGGCGATTTGCTCACTACCCTCTGTTATCCGGCGTAAATATTCTGGACTAAGTATAGCATATCACCTCTTTCGATAAAAGTCGTGGTACATGTTTTGGGTTTTTACTGGTTGACTAAAGCCTCCTTTTAGTTAATTACTTATCCTCTGGATATTCCTCTTTATACAGCATTTCATATTCTTCCACAGGAAGTTTTCCTTTTTTCACATACTCAATACCATATTCTCTTACTTTATCCTGATATTTCTCAGGAATTGCATCATATGTAATAGTTCCTACAATCAATCTGTTAAAAAATACTTTTGCCATCATTTTATTTTTCCTTTTCTTATTCAGCATTTCCAAGTGCTTCAAGCAATTCGCAGACAGCAATCTCAAGGTCATTGATACGTTCTTCATTGCTTACCACAGTTTCTTTTTTCTCAAAGTCTGATTCAGCCAGACCAAGTTTCTCAATCATCTTTTTCTGCATTTCAGTCATTTTGCCACCTCCGCTAAAGATATTACATATTCCTCAGAACTTGGTACAGGGATTCTGTAATCATCACCGTGACTGTTCTTAAATATAAGTGTACCACCAGCTTCGACTTCAAGAGGTTCTTGGAATGTATCACCAATGATATCTGATATATCAATTGTCCTGTCCCCTTTGTGATATTTCTTTTCTACAAAATCAACAAAATTCCCACTCTCTCCATATCCATCTAGTTGAAGGATGGACTGTGGGATTGCATGGGTGGTGCGGTGATAGGGTTCGTATGATGTGGCTTTTGCTTTTTTTTCAATTTGAATATTCTTATAGCTGACGGTATTTCCTGCATATGACACACCAAAACGGAATGTAATAAATTTGACACCTCTTGTAGCTGTATATGTAAGGGCTTTTGCACTATGATTGTTGGTATAAACAATTCCATCCGTTACGCCATTAGGATATATATAGATAACGCCATCTATATCAGCTGATGATTCCCACGATAGAGTAACCGTTTCGCCTTCACTTATTTCGATTTTGGCATCATCAGGAAAACCATCTTTTTGCATTGGTTCAGTATAACAATCATTCTCAGTGGCGGTAAGTGCGAAACTATTCTTTTCAAAAACTGCGGTTCCTCTTGTGATAGGAACTCCTTTCCACGCGTCATAGTTCAGCAAATTCTTCCCCTGTTCAACGACCTCATTCACAGGTGCACTCATCAGTTCTCCTGTATTGTACGCATAATAATCTGCCGGGAACATTGCTTCAAATTCTTCTGGGGTGGATGGTTCGTTGCCTGCGCCAAACATTTGGGTGAGGTCGAATACGCAAATATTCAAATCATCTACATCAAATTCATCTCCGATAACTGCATACGCATAAATGTACCCATTCCACGTACCACCATCAGCGCTTGAAAAAATAAAACTTTTATATGAATTAGCACTGTATCCACTGACACCTATTTTTTTATTAATGTTTTTATTAATCTTAACAAGATATTTTGTTGAACCATCTCTTTTAAACGTAATAGTATTAGTATCCGAGGTAAGATTTAATTGATTATATGGTATACTTTCCGTAACTGTGCCATGTACACTGATATTTCCAGTACTTGTTCTGGTAATATCAACGCCATATTTAGTTTTATTCGAATCCGTCGGGTTGACTAACTGATTCAAACAAAACGTCTTCCCGCCAATACTCTTAACATTTGCCATTTTCGCACCTGTTGGAACAGTTTTCTGATAAGCTTCTGTATCATCCGTCTGAAATTCATAGCTGATACCCTGATTGAGTTTCCAGAGTGCATCAAGCTTTCTGTCAGTTTTGGCAAGGGCTGTTTTATCGGCTTTATCTTCCTTTAGCGAATCAGTTTCTGCATTTACTTCTTTGAATCTGTCGCCTACGACTTTGGAGTCGGCAAATGCTCCCTCTTCGCTCAAAGTTTTATCTGCGATAGGCTTGTTTGCTAAGTCTGGATACCCAACTGGAATATTTCCGTTTTGAGTATGGATTTTTAAAATTGATTCTGCCATGAACTACCTCCTAAAAAATAAGTACACCATCATCATTTACAGCTAGCAAAATAGGGTTTTCATTTATGCAATCATTTTTTCTACTCCAACAGGGGACACATAAGTAAATTGGTTTCCTAAAACATCTTTTGCAACGCCAATTACAAAGCATCCGTAATCGGCAAGCATATTGCACACAAATTCCTCTGCATCCACCCAATACTGTTTCTTGACCATACGGTGAAGTTCTGGCAATAGACCGTAGCTGAACATTACGCAATGTCCCAACTCATGAATAAATACACGGTTCAGAAGTTCTCCATACAGGTTGTTTGCGATTGAAATTATCTTTGTTGAATAATCCGATACCGCAAGAGTTCTTTCGCCTGTGCGGTCAATTAACACGCTGTCGTGCGGAGATACGAACTGCACTCTCCATAGGTCTCCGTTCATATAAAATTGTCTTAGCATGGCTTATCACCATCCATTTCAAATTAACTCAAGTTCTTTGAATACTTCAAAAATCTTCGGAGATTGAATCGCAAACCAATCAACTGTGGTTTCATCATGTCCGAACTGTTCCATATGTTGCCAATTGCACTGCAATCCACTTTCCGACAAGAATGCATGAATAATTTCGTGTCTCAACTGCTTTTTCTGTAAGAAGTCAAAATCACCAACGTTATTTACGTTGTCCGTTCTGATAACAATTTCCTTTGCAGTATTATCTGTAAAGCCGTCAATATCTGCATTTTTAAGTTCTTTTGGAATAATTCTGTAATTCGTTCCAAGAACATTTATTACACATTTTTCCATCATCAATCTCCCTAATTAAAAAGCCCCTGCTACATTCCTGTAACAAGGGCAAAATTCATTTCATATTCAATTCATCTGCTGTATCAAACGAGTTAAGTCGGTTTTCATCGACTGCCTAAGAGTCGCATCTGCATCCGACCACATCTCAGTAAGATTGCGGATAATGTCAGATGTGTACTCTTTCATGGAATCATCCATTTTTCTCTTAGATTCTGTATCGTTGGAATCATGGTAATGTCTGCGGTTCTCGCTGTATCTGTCATAGCTTTCGCCATATCTGGACTGCTTATGGTTCATTCCATCCATTCTCATATCACTACGATCTGGATGATAACCCATGCGGTACATATTACGTTCGAACTCTGGATTGTTCAAATACTCGTCCATCCAGTCATCATCTTCCATGTACAGATATGGTTTATATCCCATACGACTTCCTTTGCCTTTCGGGGCAAATCTGCCGTTTGCGTAACGATACCTGTCATATCCCATGCGACCAAGATATTTCTCTTCCTGTTCGCATTCGTCCATAGCTTCTACGATTCTGTAATCTTTATCTGCACAAATCGCACACTTTACAGCTTCCATGCAGTCTTTCAAATCGTCCCAGTCTTGAGCACTGAGATTATCAAAGCCATGTGTTTTGGCTTTTTCCATAGCCCATTTTCCCATTTCCATTGCAACTTTATGCATTACAGTGCCCCCTTTCTAACAGCCTGTGTAACAGGTGTGTCTGTTGTTGGGGCTGTACCATTAATTGCAGTTAAATTATTACTCGGACTACAAGCCGGGTTTCCTAGCATCTTGAATACTCCACCAGTTGCACTTGTAGCTACTCTGGTTGCGTACTTCGTTCTGGTTCTTACGCCACAAGCTGTAACCTGTGCGCAGCAACGATTCTCTAGCGGATACAAAGTTGTTCCTGTTCCTATTTGAATCATTACCGGGGCAGTAATCGTAGTGGCTTCTGGTATGCTTTGTGCGATAACAATGCAATACTTTTCTCCATTGGAATAACTGCCTGCCGGGAGTGTAACCACAAGATTCCCACCAGTGAATGCGACAGACTGGCTTATCACAAGATGGTTGCAGAGCTTACAAACATTTTTACAACTCATATTTCTACCTCTCAATCAAATAAGAGGTGAGCCGCAACCCACCTCTTAGAATTTAATCAACCTCTAAAGGTGAGTTCAACAACTTTTGTTACTTTTAAGATAAATAGTCAGGGATATTCATTCTAGGGTTAGAATTTCCAGTTCTGTTCTTTTTACCAAATAAGCACTCTTCCGTGCTCCATCCGGCATGTACCCTATACGCAATGGTTTCTTTTCCTATTCCAAGTTCTCTACTCCACTGAGAAATTGTTTGCTTTTTACCGCCGTACTCTAAAAATACACTTCTTCTTTTGTTGCTGGATTGTTCAAACCCAGTAATCCAGCAACAATTTTCGGGACAATAATTTCCATTTACGTCTTTTCTCTCAATGGTTAAATCTTCTTGATATCCATTCGCATAAGCCCATTCTCTAAAAGGCCAATATTCTTGCCACTCATCACACAATTTAATTCCACGTCCACCATAGTCTTTATAGTGCGGGTCATTTGGGTTAGTACATCTTGTTTTAATCGAAGACCATTTTTTATACAAAATTCCGGTTGATTCTCCATGACAGTTTCTACTCTGTTTTGAGTAATAACTGCGTAAACATCCGCAAGATGTACTTGTTCCCCTCATTAAATTGTATTGATAGCAATTGACATCATTGCCACAGTCGCAATGACATTGCCAATAATTAGAACGATTTTTCCTGCCTATTTTCTTTACTACGGTCAATTTTCCGAAACGCTTCCCTGTTAAATCTTCCGCTTTTGGGTGTAAACATCCACAACTTTTTGTGTGACCATTTCTTAGTCTGGATGTGTCTACGATCACAATATTGCCACAATCGCATTTGCATTCCCATAACCTATGTTTCCACTTATTGGTTCCTGCGCTAGATTCAACTGTAAGTTTCCCAAATTTTTGACCTATTAAATCTTGATTAACCATGCACCGTTCCTCCTATGATAATTTTATTATATCATAAGAGCGGTACATATTCAATTTTTAATTTAATTCAATGATAAAATCAGCAACAACCGTTGTTTCCCCCACATCCACAGTTTCCATAATATCCATACAAGTTGCTTGCCGGATATGCTGGAACTGGAAGTGGCGCAGTGCGTCTGAGAATTTCTGCTGTATTTGCGTTCATAGCCGCCTGTAATACCGCATTCTGGTCGGACTGTGAAGCCGCCAGTTTAAGTGCCTGATTCTCTGCTCTGAGGTCTGCTGTCTCTTTCTGGCAAAGATAATCAAGGATTGCTCTTGTATTGCTGTTCTGATTGTCCAGAATATCTCTGGTATTGTTGTTCATTGTGTTTTGAAGATCACAAGTGTTGGTTGCCAGGTTGTAGTTGATACCCTGGATAGCTTCTCTTGTTTCACAGCAACAATTTGCTAATTGAGACTGTAATGCATTTGTGTTCTGCATGTTTGCTACAGTATCAGCGTTAATAGCCTGCTGAATTCCATTGAAGCCTTGGAGCATTCCAACGTTCATGCCGTTGAAACCACTCTGCATGGTATTGTTGAGTGCATATGTGCTGTCACAGATACCCTGCTGAATACCTCTGATACCGTTTTGGATATCGTTAAGAGCGAAGCCCTCGTTGATATCGGCACGTGTAGCCCATCCTTGGAAGCCTGCACCATTTGCACCATTGCCACCGAAGCCGCCGCCCCAGCCGCCGAAACCTCCCCATCCGAAGATAGCAAAGATCAAGACAAGCCAGATAAGTGAAAAGCCATCACCGCCCCACATATCATTGGCGCGATTATTAGAGCCTGTAGCGGCAGCAATGTCGCTAAGACTATAATTTGAACCATTCATCATGTTTTTAGTCTCCTTAAATATTATTTACAATAGGAGACATCCGCGGCTGTCATCCCAAATTGTAGCGATTCTGAATCACCCAATTATGGGGAAATGTTATAATCCAAGGAATTTCTGGATAATTCCATCTGGAGATAAATGTTTTTCATTGAATACATTTTGTTGTATTTGATGTAACTGATCTGTATCACCTTTCTTGTATAAATCCAATGCATTTTTCAATGTCGGATTATTTCCTGCAAATTTACTCATGTCGTTCATCATGTTATCAACACTTCCGAACCTCTGAGAAATCATTTTCTCAAATTGCTTTTTCATCATGGCGTTTGGGTTGAAACTCATCTCTGCTTACCTCCGTTCTGCTTAGATACCGATGTCTCCGACATTTGTGTCGGGAACATGTTCTTTATTTCAGAAATCTCAGAACAAACATCGTTCCGAAGCTGATTAAACATTGCTTCAATATCAATCTGTTTTTCTTCCTGCTTTGGATATTGTTCTTCTGGATTTATAAGCCGGTAAACAAAGATTCTGCTTTTTCCGTCTGCCTGCAATTGCTTTTTATATATTTCTGTTCCGTCTGTCTTTGGATAGTAAACAGGGTTGCCAGACATATCAACGTCCTTTGCTTTTACAGTATCAATCCCATCAACCATCTGCCCTTGAAGCATCGGCATTTGCTGCATTTGTTGTACAGGCTGCTGCATCTGCATTTGTCCATATGGCATTGCCTGTTGATAGCTATTTTGCAATTGAGCTAATCTATCTTGATACGGTTGTATTTGTTGAAATGGTTGTGCAAAATACGGATTACCATACTGCATATCTCAAACCTCCCTTGTTTTTATAACTATATTTTACAATAATAAGAGGTTGATTAACACGCCATGATAACGCCATAAATACGCCATTTTCTATGAATACAAAGAAAAGCCCCGACAATACATCGGGGCGACTTTCATAATTTTCTTCTTTAATTTTCTGTTTATGCGGTCTACGGTTCTTGTGCTGTAGCCCATGATTTCTGAAGCTTCTGCAAGTGTTTTTTCTTCGTAAACGCGCAATCGGAATAACTCTTTTTCTCTGGAATCAAATCCAGCTTCACGCAAATAGAAGATTCTTTCATCTTCCGAAAAGTCTTTATAATCATCCATTCCACTGTCCTCCCTGTAGTGGAATCAATATTTACACCGGGAAAATGCCTTTTAGGGCAAAGCCTAAAACAATACCAATTATGCCAGTTATGATATAAGCAAT